CCACGGATCAAGCCGGATTCCCAAAAACTGTTGATGGCGTGCCCCTGGTCGTTCCTAGTTGTCGAGTCGAAGTGCGCGATGTGGCCCGCCGCGGACGGTCCTATCCAGATATTCGAGATGTCCGTTGCCGCCTCTTTCACGACACCGAGGCCCGAGAAAGAAGCCGGATTGAAGATGTCGAGGCTGATGTCAACTTGGTCGAAGGTGAGACCGTTCGTGTAATCGATGACGAACAGGCCATTCGGTTCTGTCGCGCCGTCGAGAGGCACGGCCACATAGAGCCGCAGGTTGACCACGTCATCGACCACGATGATCGAGTAAGCCGCGGTCCAGTTCACGCGCGTCCACTGGTCACCCACTAAGTAAGTGACGGGCCGCTCTTCGTACTCGCCGAAGAACCGGTACACTCCGCCCTCGGTCGCAATCCACGCGTAATTGCCGCGCGTGCGATAACAGACGCACGACGGGAAAGGCGCGCCGAGCGCATCGCTGACCTGGATTGGAGTCGCCCAGGTTGCGGGAACGTCCTGGTTATCGGAGACTCGTGAGGTCCATCGATCGCCGGTGAGGTAGAGATCAGTGCCGCCTGGAACCGGGAATGCAAAGGCCACATTGCGCCGGTTCGGTGTTGTTACGACATGCTGGTCTCCGGTGAGGTGCTGTGGGTCGTTCTGGTCCGAGATGTAAACGTTGGGCCCGACGCCGTAACACATGCGGGTTCCGTAAGGGACGACGAAGGACGGGTTGAAGGGTCCATTGCCGCTTCCATCCTGTGTGAGGAGCAGGAAGTTCTGGCTCGCGGTGTCGCCGGCGAGCTCGTCCGCCATATCCTCATCCGATAGGTTCGCGACGAAGTTGAGCGTGGCCGGTGTGTTGAGCGGAACCGCGACCTCGCCGATCGCGCCCGTCTGGGAGTCTGTCGGCATGAAGTACCAGAGGTTCGGATTATCCGCCCTGGTCATGAGGAGGAAGAGCGCTGCATTGCCGCCGCCGTCGGCAAGTGCGGGAAGAGTGACCGAAACGTTGATCTGGCGCAAGCCTGCGTTCAGCGTGACGGAGATCGCGGTGCCCGATACCTTTGTTGTCGGAACACCCGCAAAGCCCGTGCGGTTCTGATAGACAAAGCCGATGAAATGCGTTCCCTCGGTACAGTAACCCGTGCCGCCATCGGTTGCGGTCGCGGCCGTCAGCGTAATCGGAGCGCGAAAGGCTTTATCGAGGTTCGTTCCGTCGTAAATCTGGACCTGCATGGTCCCGTTGCCGCTCGTGTCATACCCCGTGATGTAGGCCCAAACGTCTAAGTCCGCAAAGACCGGAGCTCGCGTCGTGCTGAGTCCCGTGAGTAAGTTCGAAGCGGAACCGCCTTGCGGATACACCCGCAGAACGCCATTGTCGAGAAAGAGAACGATGTTACTGCCGGTAGGAGTGACCCAGTTAAAGAGCAGTCCGCTGACTTTGCCGGTGGATGCGACAACGGCAGAAGTGCCCGGTCTACTACCGACAATACCCGGTGCGACTCGAGCGTTCTGGGAAAAGCTCGCACGCTGAGGACTGCCTTTGCGCTTCTGCGCCGCAACGGACCACATGCCGCGGGGTTCGACGATCTCCTTGCCCGGCGCAAACGAGCGGACTGACACTTATCCCTCTCCATTGGGAATGAATTTGTCCCACAGGTCGATATGGTCGACCGTCAGAGACTTGTTTTCGTTCATCCGCTTCAGCGCGTTCTTGATGATGGCTTGCGCTATGCCGGATAGCTCGACTTCTTTCAATTTGTCAGCGGCAGGGTCCCAATGGTAACTGGGACCCGTCTGCTGAATTTTCAACTCCCGGTTTTCGTCGTCTGAGAACGCAAGATCTTCGCGCAGCTTCCGGACCGTGCGAAGAGAAAGAATGTCTCCCTCGCTGGGCAGAAGCGTGAACAGAAGGATGCGATCTTTGACCGAGAGCAGCATTTATAGAGTGACGATCGAGTAGGTAGCAAACACCTTCATAGTTCCGGTGCCCGCTGCAAAGTTCGCTGTGGCCGCGAAGAGTTGTACCGCGGCATTTGCCGTAAGGGACACGCCGCCCGCTGGACTTCCTGCTGACAGCAGACGCGTGGTCGTTCCTGCCGTGCCGGTGACGTCGGCTGCGGCCATTTGGTTCGCCGTCAGGAAGGTGCCCGTCGCGCCGGCGTAAACCGGGCCGACGGCGCCGCCTCCTGTGAATTGAGTCGAGGTGCGGGTCATCTCAAGAATGAGTGACTCGAGGGCGATTGCGAAGCCCGCGCCCGGCGCCGGGATGATCGTAACCGGGGTGCTGTTGAGCGCAATGAGTTGCGCGGCCGAGATGGGGATGCTGGCCTGCAGCGGGAAAACAACTTGATCGTTCGCGTCCGAGCCGATCAGTCCGACCGTGCCGGTCTTTCCGTTGTTGACAGAGGTGAGATATTCGCCGCTGAGTACGTTGGGTATCTGTGCGCGTCGGCTGACGTCCGTGCCGAACCATGCAGCTTCTGCCGTGCGCTTCAGCGCAGCGATGATGTTGCGGTCGCCTGTAGGATTGAAAGCCATAGTAGGTCTCCTTATGCTCCTTAAATGTCAGAGACCGACTAGACCGTATTCGTGCCGCCTCGAGCGATGATCAGCAATCCGGTGAAACTGTCGTTATTTGCGCCGTCGGCCACCTCTCCGTTCAGCGCCGCGTGGTTCGCGGCCGATGCGCCGATGCCGCCGAGCCGGATAGTTGCCGGGAAGGTAGCGAGCGTTTGCGGGACGCGGACGGACGCGCCCGGCAGTGTCGTGTAAGTCGGCGTTCCAAAGGCTATCCCGGTCGGCAGGTAGCCGTTGGTCGAGAGCCCCAGGGGAATAAATCCGACTACGTCGCTCGGGTGGATGGGGTCCGCATTGTTCGGTTGCGCCTGTTGCAGGATGGTCGTCAAATCGAACGGCAAGCCGCCCGACGCGGTCGCATAACTTGCGCCGTTTCCGTTGATAGTGACCAGTACCGCTGAGACGTTTCCGAGCACAGCAATGCGGCCAAAGCTCGCTACTGATTGTGTTGCAGCCATTGAGGGTCTCCTTCGCCTTCAACCTGATTTACTGAGTATCGCTACTGAGTAGAACGACACTTGTTCGAAAGTATCACGCAAGCGCAGTGATGACGTCCCCTGGAACAGGAACCTGTCCAGGCAGGAAAACAATGATGCCGTTGGTGTACACGCAATCGACCGTGAAGGTCATCAGTTGGCCGTTGCGGAAGACAAGCGCAGCCTGCAACCTGGGCAACGTGAACACCGTATTCTTGCCGTCAATGGTGCCCTGTATCGTTCCATTGACGCTCGAGTATTGCTGCGGAGGATTCTGCTTCATGAAGAGAAGTACGCCTCCGCCGTCAGCACGTCGCCCGGTTGTGGAATCTGAATTCCTAAAAACGTGATCTGGTTGTTTAGGGAAGTGTAATCGGTGCCACTGGTCAGCAATTGCCCGTTGCGATAAACCGTCATGCTGGTGATGCCGCCGATAGTCAGCCAGAACACCGCATTGCTGCCGTTGATGGTGCCCGTGATGGTGCCGTTCACGCTCGAGAACTGGACCGGCATATTCGCCGCGGCGTTGATGCCGGTGGTCCCGAGTTGCACACCGACGTAGGGAACCGCTCGCCGGACCGGGAACCGGTTGAACGCGGAATACGGTTTTGGCGCGATCTGGACCTTTTGCCGGGAGCGGACACGAGGAACCACAAGGCGATACAACTCTCCACCAATGACGCCATCCTCATAGCGCGAGCCAACGGCACGGATCATGCAGCGTTGCGCGATCTCGTCATAGCCTTTGCGCTGCCCGGTCACACCGACGGCGAAGTTAGCGAGGAAGTTCAGCGCACCATCGACGGTAATCGTGGTGCTGTCGTTGGTCGGAGCGGTTCCGCTCGAGTCGTACTTGACCTGCAGGTCGATTGCCTGGGTAGCGGCCGTGAAGTTGAAGGTATCGTTCGCGTACATGAATACGCCGAGCCGGTCCGATGCTGGCCGGACCGGAAGACGCTCCACTGGGACGAGGTCGCGGTACTGGTCGGTTGAACCGTAAGGCCGCTCGGCCAGATAGATGTAATCGCCCCAGTCGCCTAGCCCTATTTGCGCCGGCGTCAGCGAGGTCGTCATAGGCGGCACAGTCACATTCGTCAGGAGCTCGATGCGAGGCACTTGATTCAGCAGGAACGCCTGTAAGAGCGCGTCGTATGCTTCCCCGAACGCTTCCACGAAGACCGCTTCGGTGAAGACCTGCCCGGACGGATCATCCAGCAGGTTCTGCCAGCGTGTCTTTACCTGCAGCCGTGTTGGATACATCGATTAGGAAAGAGCTTGCAGTTGTTCGCGTTCCATCTGAGCCCGTTGCTGCGCTTCCTTCTTAGCCGAAGCAAGCAGGGCCGTCCGCTGCACTTCGAGCCGCGCGTACTCCTCGAGATTGACAACCTCGTTGCAATGCGGACACTTAACGGCTTTTGCGGAAATGATCTTCGTGCAGTACGGGCAGGACCGCACGTTGACGGCAGAATTCTCATGTAGCCAGTCGGCGTCAAAGCCATAGAACCTCGCTCCGAGCCGCGCGACTTCCGGAATGAAAGGGATGAGCCGCTGGTCTTCGTTCGCGACGGCATTGGCGCGTGTGAAGTGCATCTGAGCATAGGCGTAGTTCGCCTGTTGCGCGGCTGCGAGATCCTCTTCCCACATGGCGTCGAGTTCTTCCGGCGTCGCGTCGCGCCAGAGCGCACGTTGATCGGCATCGGTCTGCGGCGTTCCATCTTCATTCATCAGCGGGAGCCGCTCGCGGACTACCCAGATGCCCGGCCGGCACTGCGGGTTCATGCCGAGCCCGGACATGGTCCACTGTGAGACGAGATCCCGCGCGATACTCTCGCCGGTGATCTGGAACACATATCTCGCCCGGCGCCCGTTCGTGCCCAGAGAGTAAGGACCTTGTTCCACTTGGATACAGTCCTTAATCTCGACAATTACGGGCGGAGCTCCACGCTCGACGGCGGGAATCTCGTAAGGACCGCCGTAAGGTCTCTCGGCACGCACGGCAGCATAATAAATCGACGCAATCTTAGTCGTCATTCAAAGCCTCCGAAACTCACATGGCCGCCTCGCGAACCGGGTGAGGGATTAGAAAACGCGGGATTCTGGTCCTGCACATACTCGACCCACTCGAGCTCATTGCGCTCTTTGTCGCGAGCAAGGTCATCTTCGACCGCAATCAGTTGCTCGGCAAATGTGGTGCTCATCTGCAGATCGATGACCCGGATGTAGTTCTGGGTCAAACGCTCATCCGGCACGTTGCCAGGGGAGAGCGCGGTTTCTGTGTGTGGGTGAAACATCCCTTCAGCGGGATATGGGTAGCGGCCGTCGAATTCGCGCGCCCACTGTTCCGGGCTCATGAGCGGTCGAATCCACTGGCACAGGACCCACACCCCGCCAAGACGGGTGCGCCAATACGGCAGATCGGGAGCCCACTGCCACGAGAAGCGCGGTTTTGTGCCCGCACAAACGTAACCAAGTGCGTCTCCCAGTCTGCGATTGAGTTGCTCAACGTGCATCAGGACTCAGGCTCTTCTTCTTGCTGCATCGGGCCGCCTTGCTGCTCCCGCGGTCCCCGCTGTTCCTGGTTCTGGTCCTGCGCCGCCTGCATGTGCCGTTTGTTGTAGGCGGCTATCTGCTGGTCTGCCTGATGACTGGCCTGTGCGATGTTCTGCGGCTCTTCTGCCGAGAGTTGCCTTTGGTTCGCCGGGGGTGGAACTTGTCCGGGAGACGTTCCGCCTTGGAGCTTCTGCCGGTTCCGGGTGTCGACATCGTCCTTGATCGTCGTTTCCCAGAGTTGCGCCTCCATGGCGCCGCCGCCGTCGAGCTTATTCCCGCCTCCGGCGAGGTCTTGCTCGTACTGCGCGAAGGCGTCGCTGATGCCGGCTGAGATGTACTCGCGAAGACGCTCTTTCTCGGGAAGGTGCCCGGAAACATCCCGGACATGGATTCCCTTGCGGAACCGGGTTTCATGGCCCGATGCCTGGTGCGTCTTTTCGGTGCGCTGATTGTCGGACAATTCTTCCCAGCGCTGACCCTGTGGTCCGCCGTGGGTCTCATCCAGTGCGGCAAGCGCCGCATGCGTCACTTTAGCTACTTGAGATTGATTCAAGAGTCCCTCCTGTTTACTGGTAGTAGGTTCCGAGAGGCAGGTTGAGGATGACGCCTTGCTGGCCAGGGTTGATGCAATACAGGTCATCATCCTTGGTGAGGCCGAACCACACGCCCGCGGCCGGAGCGCCACTCGCTGCCATAAGTTGAATGAAGCGTGCATCCGGGCCGCTTTTGCCCGGTGTCTCGAAGAAACCGGTGGGAGCGAGACGCGCTTTGCCCCAGTCGCTCGGAACGATGTAATGAGCTACCGTCGCGTCCTGGTGGATGTCGACGTAATGCGGCACGCCGCCCCAGATGAAGAACTGTTTGCCCTTCAATTTCGGCAGGCGGTCATAGACGTTGGCCTTGTCGCCTTCGATGAGCGCCATTTGAATCGCCATCATCTGCGAGTAGGCGTAAGCACGCTGCGCCGGCGCGACGATGCCTATCAGGTTCGGCACTTGGCCGCGATCCATGAGGATGCGGTCATAGAGCGCCATCACTGCTTCCGCGCTGAAACCAGCGGAGCCGTCGACCGACTTCGAGATCATCTGGTTTTCAATGCTGCGGTCGACGCCGGCAGTGAGCCCGGTGGACGCGGAACTAATCCAGTACTTCAAGCCGCGCGGACCGGCTGGATTTGCTCCGGACACGCCTTCGAAGGTGATGACGTCGCCCGCTGTGCCGTTTGGGACGATACCGCTCAGAGTCATCGTGCGAGCGCCGGTGTTGATCTGGGTGGCGTACAAAGTGCCCGCAGATTTAAGGGTGGTTTTGGTCGAATCGTAGACCGTGTAGTATTGTCCGCGCCGCAGCAATTGCGTTCCGAACGCGTTGGTCATGGTATAGACCGAACTGCCGGAGGCTGAGGAGTGCGCGTTCGAAGTCGCGAGCACGGCGGTTCCGTCGCCGTGGATCACCTTATCCCACAACAATTGGAACTCTCGGAAGCCGTTCGCCACTGCTTGCAAGAACGGATTCTGTACTGCGACTTTTTTGTTCGTGGTCGCCTTGATCTGCAGCATGTCGAACTCGAAGTTCAAGCGCATCGAGTAAAACGACTGCAGCATGGCGTTGCCACTTGGCGAGGAGCCTCGTCCCATGTCGCCCAACTGGTTGTCATAGTGGCCGAACCGGCCGCCGAACGTAATTTGGAAGGGTACGCGGTAATCTCGTTCGCCGACGATCTCTACCTCGCCCTTGTCGATGAAATCCGACAGAACCTGAAAGTCTTTTTCCATCCAGAGCGGAAAGAGCTTGGTTCTGACGACTTCAGACTGTTGCCAGATTTGGTTAGTAGCCATTGTCTCCTTGACCCGCGCACGAGACGCGCGCTAGGTTCCTTCAGGCGCACTTACCCGAGGAGTTGCTGGGCCTGCTTGACCGCTACTGCCGGATCGAACACGTTGTCTTTCATTTGGACGAGGTTATTCGGTGCGAGCGAGCGCGGCACAGTTCCACCTGAGCCCTTCGGTACGGTGCGGGTTTGCGCGGCTTGGCGCCGGGCGTGGTTTTGGTCGCTCCGCTCTTTCAACCGGGACGCGGCAAACTCGAGAATCGGCTTCTTTGCCGCCTCAACTGCGAGTTTCGCGCGATTAACATACGCCTGCTTAATTGCCGCGCCGATCTCGTCCCGTCTCTGTGCAGAGGCGGCCCGTTGGGCTTGGTCGTTAAGGAGTTGGATTTTTCGGCTGAATCCCTCATCGGCGCGAATGGTCTCGGTGACCTTCCTGTGCAGGCGGTCAACGACGAGGTCATTGTAGTCGTTGGGGAAGTTCTTCCAGGCTTCAGCGACGCTGGCGAGAGCGGGTTTGATCGCCTCATCGAGAATACCTGTCCTCACGGTCTGAGAAACACCTTTATGCCAGGAGTCAAACTGTGCAGCTTGCTGGTTTCCGTTGTTTCCGTTCAGAAGAGAATTGAGTCGCGCGTTCTCAGCTTGCAGCCGCGCCACGTCGCCGCCCGCGTGCTGTCCCGCTAGGCCTGGCATTTCCTCTTTCTTGTAGAAGGGAATGCCCATGCGCTGAGTAATGCTGCGCACTTGCGCAATATCGCGGACATCTTTCGGGACGTTGGCAAGCGCTAAAGCAAAGTGTTGCGCTGATAGAAAAAGGCTTTCATCACCCTTCGCGGCCGCTTCCTCGAACATCTCGCCGACGAGGTCCCGCGCCGCAGTGAACCGGAGCGTCGCGTACGCATCCGGAGCCTTCTCGCGAAGGGTTGTGTACATGCTCTGCGCGAAGGGAATAGCTGGATCATTGCCGACTTCGCCTTGCTCGCGCGCCCGCTGCATTTCCTCGAGCACGTAATGGAGTACGCCGGCCTGGGTTCGCGGATCTCCGCTGTTCAGGTCGTTGAATAACCGCTCTTGCGCGATGTAAGCTTCATGATGCAGTTGTAGCGCCTCGAGCGTCGCCGGTTCCCCGATCATTTCCGAGGCTTTTTGAACAAGCTGGTGATTGCCGTAAATGGTCTTCCAGCGAGGCTCTTCGACGAACAGACCTTCTTTGCCCTGCCGGTTCTTGCCGCGGACTACGCCCTCGGGAAGCTCTTCCGGTTGTTCGGTGGTCTCGGGCCTCTTTTCCGGTTCGCCGGTTACTGGCTCTTCTTCGGTGGTCTCTTCGGTCTCTTCTCCCGCGGCCGGTTCTTCAACCGTCGTGTCCTCAACGGGCTCGGGAGTCTCGATAGTATCGCTTGTTTCAGTGCTGCTTTCAGGAGCTTCTGCGTTGTCGACGATGCCGTCGAACAGGTCCGGAGGGGCCGTCGCTGCCAGATCGGCGCCGGACGTGATGGCTGGTGCTGGTTCTCCCATTACTAGGTAACGTTACCTAGTAAGTACTGTACACCAATATCAATAAGTTGCAACGATCTTCAATGGTTTAGGGGTTTGAAAAGCGTCGTTGCCGGAAGCACGTACGGGCTTCACAAAACGGCAAGGTCCCGGCTGCGAACCGGGACCCTGTACTAGAAGCAGGAAGGAGGTTCCTGCCTATGGAACTTCTGGCGTTCGTAGTGCTCCTCATTTTCATGAGGAAGCGGCGAACCAGGGTCAAAGTTGAAGTTGGGTGGTGACGCCGCCCGACCCTTCGACTGCATTGTACTAAAAATTACTACTGGACCGGACCGGCGGGAGGCGGACCGGCTACACCGTTCGGCAAAGGCGGTATCGGCGAGGCTTGTTGTACGGGCGATGGTCCGACCGGTGGTGTCGGCGCTCCCATGTCCGGAGGTCCCGGAGGTCCTGCCGGAGCGGGAGGTGCTGCCGATTGCTGTTCGGGAGGTAACCCGGCGCCCTGCAACACCTCGTTCATAAGCTGCGGGAAGTCTTCGAGCTTCGCGCTGAGGGCCAAGTTCGCCTTGACTGGTGGAGGCGGAGGTGGAGGCGGAGGCGTTGCGAGTGCCTGATGGGCCTGCCAGAATGCTTGTACGTTCTGAAACCCTTGCGGATTTGAGTTCCGCGCGTCGCGACCGGGCTTCGAAATCATCCACGTCGCGACCACGGCAACGACAAGCGTATGGTTGTCGAACGGGTCAGGCGGCATGGACGGCTGCGGCTCGCCCGGAGATCCATCGGGTCCCGGTTGCCCTGGCATCGGAGGTTCGGCGAGGAGTTGCTCGATGTCCGAAAGAGTCTTTTCTTTCTGGTCGCGCAGAGCAGATTCGAATCCGGGTACTTGGATGAGCTCGAAAACCTCTTCGATGTTGAGTGGGTCGAGTACGGAGAGGGCTTGCTGCACCTCCGGAGGGAAGTCTTTAAGCAGGCTGAACACCGCATCCCGACGGTCGCTCAACGTCATTGGGAAGTCGTCGTTCGCTTCAACGTGCCATCCGGACTCGCGCAGTTGCGCCATGTCCGCAATGTCGGTTGCGCGGCCGTATGCAGTCTGACGCCGTGCGGTCACAGTTCCGCAGCCATACTTGGCGCGCAACTTCACGAGGATAGTCGCCATCTCCTCGGATGCGATACGCATTTCTTCAGCCTGTGGGGCAAGCTGCATGAGCGCCTGATCCCGGCGTTGTTTCGCTTCGCGGTAAGTCTGCGTTGGTTGGCCGCCGCCCGAGAGCTCGGGCCGGATGCCCGTGATGTCCTGCATGAGCGTGCGCGCCTGAGTCAGGAAAGGTAAAACCTGATCGCCCAGACGTGCCGGCGGAATCTGGAAGACACGCTTTGCGATATCGCCATCGACCGGCATCGCCGTCGGGATCAGCTCGTCCGGAACTGCCCGATTGGTGCTTGCCGCTTTGCGGTCTAATAACTGAGCGTCGAAAATCGTCCGCGTGATCGCCCGCAGGACCGTCTCGAGGGCCATCCCGAAGAGATCGTCAATAGCGCGCTGAATCGGAACGGAGTCTCCGGCTATCGGCTTCTCGTGAATTTTCTCGCTGCGTCCCACGCGGCAAACGGTCCACTCATTCTCGACCGCCTGATTGTCGATCTTGCAGGTTTTTGAGCCAACACGGGCGATATACAGTCCGTCCGAGAACTGGGCTTTAAAAACGGCGCGAGCCTCGGCGTCTTGAATCGCCTCGAACAGGTACGTTGGAATCCAGTACTCAGCATGGCGCCAATGGTTGTGCGGCTTGGCTTTCCCTGTGCCCGACGGATTTGTGACGGCGTCCCGCGCTTCCTGTGCTGCGTTGCTCGAGGCGGAGTAGTCATCGTCCGGAACATCCCCGTCCCGATACTCGTCGAGTGGACCCGGTTGTCCGGCTTGGCCTTTGTACTGCGCGAGCAGCGACCACTTGGGACGCATCACCTCAAGCCGGAGCGGATTGTTGCGCAACTCCTCGGCTTCATAGGGAATGCTGACTTCCAGAATCGAATAAACCTGGATCTGCGCGTCGCCATTGGCGTAGGTTGTCGTTCCAGTGACCACTGGCATCGGGGTTCCGTCCGGTGCCATCTGGATCTCAACTTGCGGCTCGCTGGTCTGTCCGTACTTCTTGGCGTCGGTATCCCAATAGCAGCGGATGAAAGCGGGCCCGGTCACATACTGATGAAACGCGAGTGCTTTCCACTTGCGATCAATCTTGGCCTTGGTCCAGATGTCGCGCACTTGGACGTCGGCATTCTGCGACATCTCGAAATCGTCGCTATTGCCCTCCATGTCGGGTACAGCCTTAACGCGCGGTGCGTTCTGGCCCATGACCGCCATGTACTTGTAAAGATCTCCGCCGATCACGTTGATTGGAGGAGTCAGTTGGACGGCCGCGCCATTCTCCGAGTCTGCGGAGATGTCGAACGGAATGTAATCGATGATGTCGCCATAGCCGGAAGTGACCTGCCCTGGGACGGCGAAGTGATTCCCTTTGACGAACTGCCAATTCAGCCGGGCCTGATTGACGTGGATCTGCCGCTCCATCTCATACGCGTTGTCCAGTGCTGCTTTGATCAGTTGCGTGAGCACGCTATCGTAGTGTCGAATGATCTCATCGTTCGACAACGCCGCAGGGGCTGGGCCGACTATCTCCACTTAGTCCTTTCCGAACTTCTCCTGAATAAACTCGTTCTGCCTCTGCTTGACTGCCTCACTGGCCAAAATGCGCCGCCGTCCCATCGGCTCCGCGCTTGCCGGGTCGGGAATGGTGCCCGGTGACAGATGGGGCGCTTCCGGGTAAGGGACGCCGCCTCCCATTCGTTGCCACGTCTGGTTGATGTGCATCTGGTAAGCGGTGCGCTCATTCCGTAGGGATTCCTGCATGGTGTCCCACAACCGGGAACGGTCCGCCGCAAGCGTGTCGATGCGGTCCTGCAGCCGCAAGTTTTCCTGAGTTAGCCGTGCATGATCTTCCCGTAAAGCCTCGAGTTCGGCGTGCACGCGCCGATACTCCGGAAAAAAACGAATCAGAAAATCACGATCCATAGCCGCCGCGAGATCGTGCTGGTGGTCCGGCTGCTGGCGCGAGTGGGTAGTCATCTTCATCGTTGCTGGTGTCTACGTCGCTGGTCTGATCATTGCCGCCCAACTGGTCACTTAGCTGCGAAAGCACGGCTTGCAACGTGCTTGCCTGGTCGGGCGTAAGCCGGAGCGTGATATCTCCGGTGTCGGTTCCGTCCTCGCTCGAGGCCGGATTGTCCTGTGTCGCGGAAGGACCGAGACTCTGTTTCGCTGGTGGCGCAGAGGACGCGCTGAAATCCGAAGGCGCGTCGAGATCGGTCGCAGTCTTAGAACGTGGCATTGCCATTTTGTTTTCTGCCCTCCTACTAGGTGCAGTTACTCAGTAGCGTACATCAGTCACGCGGGGCTTGTCCGAACCCAGCAAAGGAAGGCCAAGCCCGCATGATTTGCTCTGGACTAGTTCGCATCCTCCTTTCGCTTTTTTTAATGAACGACTACATTCCCTTTCACGGTCAAGGCGCCGGAGACTGTCGCCGGATTTGTGCTCGAGCCGCCGCCCGAGGTCCAGGCAAGGGACACCACCGTCGCTGCGGGTACGGTGTAGGTAGACCCGGCAGAAACGGTGCTCGTTGCCATGGTGATGTGGTTAAACACAGTCTCGTTATTGTCGTCTGCGCCCGTCGTGTTGTTCAGACGGGTTTGCGTCAGAGTGCCGGCCGGAACATCGCCTGCCCAGGTTAGGGTCGCCGAACTCGAAGGGTCGGTATTGATGAGCAGGACAGACCGCGCCGTCCCATTTTTGAACGCATAGGCGAAAAGGCTCGGAACATTACTCTCGGCGGGTAGACCATTCAACGCGGAAACGCTATAAGTTGGCCTGCCACTAGTGAAGCTCGCGCTGTACATCGTGCCCTGAATCGCGCCGTTCGCGATGAGGAGTCCCAATCCTGCCGGACGCGCGATGTAGCTTGCGCTGATGGAAGCGCTCTCGGAGCCGCCGATCTCCGGAAAAAGACCAAACAGCGGCAGCACTGTTGAATCCGTTGTGCCCGTGCCGGCCGTCTGGTTCAGGTCCCAGAAATTCTGAGGATCGTTGTAAACCCGTAGCCGCTCCATTGCGGCCATGATCTGCATCGGCCCATTCATCAGCGCACCGACATGCGTCGCAAGGTTCGCGCCGGTTGCAGGAGTCGAGTACCGGAGCTCGTTCGAATTGAACTCGTAAGTGACGATCTTCACTGTCGGCCGCGTGGTCGTAGCGACCCAGTTGTTATAAGCCACGTGCCAGCCGTTTGTGGCGTCATTCGTGTTGGCCCAGGCGGAAGCAAGATCCGGCTGCCACTCATGCGCCAAGGTATCGATGGTGGTCAGTTGCTCGCCGATATAAGAAGCAATTTCAACCGCATCATGATAGGCATCCGCATCATGCGCGTCCTGACAGGAAGCGGTACTAGCGATGTCGCCGTGACAATTGAGATTCAGGGTGTAAAAACTGGTCGAGTAACTCGCCATGCCCTTCATCGCCCCGAACGCGACCGAGGCTAACTGGCCATAGCGGATGTAACTCTGTGCGCCGCTGCCGCGGGGAGACATTGACTCGCCATTGAAGTCTGAATTCCACGCTTCATTGCCCAAGCTTAGATAAATGTGCGGCAAAGTAGTCGCGAAGGATGCGCTATGCCCCAGCGCGGCTCGCTTCGAGCCGTAGGTGGTTCCTGTTCCGCCGCTGATGAAATCGATCAGGTTCTGATCTTCGGCAGTGGTGAAGCTCGTCGGCACGACAATCCACGGCGCCACGTTGAGCAACTCGCACAACTGTAGGAAGTCGAAAAGACCCTGGCGGGTAGCGGTCCCTCCGTTCCGATCATTTGCCGTCGGATAATCGCCCGTATTGCCCGTGCCGTAATTCGACGTTTTTCGCCCGAGTTGCGGAGTGATCCAGTTATCGAGGCTCTCGCCAACGTGCTCGTCCCAGAGCCGGAGCGTCCCTGGGTTGATCGACTGTAGCAGATGTACAGCCTCGTCCCGGTAAACCGTCGTGTTCGCCGCGTCCTGTCCACTGGTCTTGGTTAATTGGACATCATCGAGCTCGAGGACGCCCTGCCCGGTTGTGCCGAAGTTGATCGAAACAGTCCCGGCTGGCGTGCTCGAGGTTTCAGTACCGGTGAAGGTGAGCGTATATTGCGCCCAACTCGTCGTCGGGGTAAAGCCCTGGGACGCACTAACGCCTCCAGTGACGCCGCGGCTGACCGACGCTGTGATGGTCGAACTCCCGGAAACGCGCTTCATCCAAAACGTGAAACTGTAATTGCCACTGAAGAGCACATAATTGTTGTCATTCGTCGAGTCAATGTACGTCGTCAGGTTGACCGAGGAAGACGCGGCCGAGGTGTCGAGCTTTGCCGCTTGCGTGCCTTGCGTGCTTCCGGATAAGTCGGTTGTTTCTGGTCCGTACGTCGCACCGCCAGAGATGCCGGCAGCCCATCCCTGAATGAGCGTGCTCGTTTGCCGGATCTCCATATAGTCGCCTGCTACCGGAGCTTGTGAGCACGCCGAACTGAACGTGTAGGTAATGGGCTGGGTGTTCGAAGCGTTGGTGTTGTTCCCGCTGAGTGTGCCGCCGCAACTCGTGATGCCCGTTGCGCCCACCTTGAACTGGAACGTCGCGCCCGCCCAGAAATTCGTCGGAGCGCCGTCATAAATGTCATCCGCGACACAAGTCGTTGTCGTGCCGTTCGCGCAGTAGATGATTTGCGATTTGACGAAACCTTCAAACCCCGGATTATTGAATCCGACGAGGTTCTTATACATTTGCCCCGAGTCGTAATAATTGGTAGCCGCGAAGTTGATGCCGATCCGGTTCGGACTTGCCTGCACTGTCGTCGCCTCGCTGAGTGTGAGGGTTTGCGCCTGCACCGCCGTTGCTAGGAGCGCAAGCGAAAAGAGTGTTTTCACTGCACGCCCGCGCGGATGTCCGGCATCTCGTCAGCTTGGTCGCCCGAAAAGGCAATCGTGGCCGGGAATCCGGTCGTGTAATTATTCGAATCGAATTGGTTGTGCGCTCCTGCCGTTCCCCATCCGAAGGAAACACCATTACCGCCCGTAGCGCTTGCCACAAGCTGATAAGTTGAGCCGCCCGTGAGTGTCACTGTCGGAATGGACGCGCCCGAGGAATTGACAAACGCGGTGTGCTCGACCCAGGACAAGGATGTGCTGGGGACAGTGATCGCCGCCGATCCCTGCGCGATCAGCGTGTGATCATGGGTTCCGTCGACGGGTCCATAAATCGCGACTCGCGCCGTTCCCGCAGAAGCGCCGGCATTCTCGACGTAGACAGCTAATGAAACGAGGGTCTTACTGCCGGAACCGGGACACGTGGCATAGGGAGCGCCCGCGCTGGTATCTAGGCCCACATAAAAGTTAGTGAGGTCGTCCAGGCTGGTCCCTATCGGCGTGCCGGTCGATGTGCTGGCCACTGCTCCGAAGTAAGTCGTTGTTGCTGCGCCGCTGCCCTTACTTCCCGGACCAGGGAAGGGCAGGAACTGTGCACAGCAAACACTTGCGGCAATCAGTGCGATCACAAGAAGGGTCCGCATCAGCGAGTCACTCTCCAATTCAGCGTCACTGCGCCTGGAGTGATGCTCGAGGACGTACTGTTACAAACTTTGAAATTGACATTGTTCGCCGTCGGGTAAGGGTATATCTCCAATCCGCCCGAGGTCGACGCCGCATAGCCGGTAACACCAGTGATGTCGGCATTTGGAGTGAATTGAATCACGTCGGTTGTTGCGACGCCAGAAGCGGAGACGGTAACAACTGTCGCGCATGTGGCCGAGGAGATCGCGCTTGTACCCAGCGCGGCCGTGCCCGACGCAATAAGTTGCACTGGACTGACCCAACTACCAACGCCTGCAGTTGTGACACTGAGGTATTGCCCGTTTGAAGCTGGCGCTGCGGCAGGAAGCGTCACGGTATAAGCGGTCACAGACGTTGGAGCCTGCAGCCCGATGCTGTTCGCCGCCGCCGAGTTAGCAGTGCCTTGTCCAAGCTGTACAAATCCAGCCGTCGTGCCGCCGCTGGTGAATCCGCCTGTAGCTGTCAGGACGTGGGTCGAGTTGTTATAGCTGAGGTTTGTCGAGTCGCCGCCGAACGCGCCCGAATTGTTGTACTGGACCGCCGTGTTACTCCCTGCAGGCGTGCCATTGCCACTTACTGCCCAAGCCGAAGACTGACAGATATAGAGTGCGCCGGTATCGGTGCGGCTGTAGAGCGAGCCATTCACGCACGACCCCGTTGGAGCGCCGGTTCCACGGCACCAGCTTTCGCCGGACAGCGTTGAGCCGAGCACCACGCAATTTGCTGCAGCCAAGTTGCCCGTGTTGTTCGAGGTCGGAGCCGCCGCGCCCGCCACAATGCCGTTATCAGTGAGTGTCCCGTTCGGCGCAACATTGCCGATGAGCCCCTGCGAGGCACCGCCCGCCGTTCGATACACGTTTGCCGAAACAACGCCGGTTGCGTTCGCGCACTTCACGTTGATGGTGTGACTGCTATCCAACGTTGTAGGACCGACGGAGGTCGAAGCCGCGGCACTCGCCGTCGTTTCGCCTCCGACAGGATCGAGGCCCGTACAAGTGAAGCTATAGCTTCCGGCCGCGCCGCCGACAATTGTCCCGATGGATGCAGCGGGCACGGAGGCAGCAACAGCCTTGAGGCCGCTCGAGCCGGAAATCGCCGAGACAGTCAATGGCTCATTGGCAAACGTTACGCCTTGGTAACCGAACTGCGCCACCGTCTGCGATCCTTGCGTCGCGTCTTTGATGTACACGTAAGGAGCAGAACCAGATTGTTCGCCGACCTGCAGCGTGTCCATGTCCGTGCGCGGGCTTTGAAACTGCATCTGCGCGGTCGCGCTCGAAGATGGCGAATAGATCGTTACTTGCGGGCCATAAATACGCATGTTCCCGTTCAGGATTGTTTGCTCTGTGCCGCTGCTCCCGCCACATTGCCGCAGTCCGAGTACGTCAACATTGGTCTGCGAGGCGTTGTAGGAACTGTTTAGATTCGGGTCGGGGCCGGAGCTCGTGACTATCGTGTTGTAACCGCCGTTGGCTTGTGTGCCATCGCACATACCGTTCAGGGTCAAGTTTGTCGCGCCCGCGGACGTGTTGATGAAAAAATCGCTCGACCCGGCGTAGCCTGTATTCGCGCCGCTCGCTGGTCCGGTGGTGTTCCACAGTCGGTGAACTGCAGCGATGGACGTGTTTGAGCCTTCGAGGTCAAACGCAAACGCGAGCGGGGAATCAGGCTCTGCGCCAAAGTAGAGATTGTTGCCGTGATCTTCGAACGAGATGGCCGAGTCTCCGTATGGGTGATCATGAAACGAATGAATCGCGCCGCCTTGAAACCGCATGGCAGCGATGTTCGCGATTCCCACTGGTTGTAAATCCTGCGTCGTCGAATCAAACACGTTTTGCAAGTCAAAAATATAGTTCCACTTCCCGGTGTTTTGAATCTGGACATACAGGTTCGCCGGCGAGTCGCAGTTGACTCCTCCCGGAAACGTATAAGTTCCCGTGGTGACTGCTCCGCCCGATACTGGAACGGTTAAGTTACTCGGCATTGTGCCGCAAACCCATTTCGAAGTATTCGAAGCGTTCGCTGTGCCGTTGCCGTTTCCGCCGCGGCCCAAGATCCAGACCGTTGCAGTTGCGCCGGTGTACCCGGTAGTGGTTCCGCCGCCTGCGGTCACAATGACGGTGATCGTTCCGCCGCTAATGGATGCGGATGCCGTCGCGCGTGGGGCCGCTCCGCCGATTGTGGTGTCGGTCAGATTCGCGATAATCAGGTTGCCGTCCGAGCCATTGGTCGCCGTCGAGCCGAACTGAACCATGCTGGTCCCATCAGTGCCGCCGTTGTATTTGTTGTCGCGAATCTGGGTCCCGTAAATGCCGTACAGTCCCATCACCTTCGGGGCGTTGCTCTGCGCATTGAAATAAATTCCCCGGATGTGCCCTGCCGGTTTCGGGCTACCGGGCGCGATGTAGACCATAGGATCAGTGATCAGGCACGTCTGATTGACCTGCGACTTATCCCACCCTTGCCCCTCCATGCTCAACGTATAGCCGGAAGCTGACCGCGGCAACGCAAGGTCCGCGCATTGGCTGTAGATGTTGTCGCCAGCAACGAGCACAGCCGCTTGATCATTCGTTGTAATCCAGTTGATTGCCGTCGCTTTCGCGCAATCCCATTGCGTCGTGTAATTCGTCGCTGCAACCGTGCAGGACGTCGGAAAGCCGTCGGCATAGAACTTTGTGTTGATCTGCGGAGCAAAGATAGTCTTATTGCTCAACGTTTGCGTGTCGGTTGTGCCGACGATCGAGCCAGTCGGAGCGGGTACGGTCCCCTGCCACGAGCTCGAGCCACTGTACACCGTCAGGCCGGCACTGCCGCTCGGCCAAGTTTGCTGACCGCCGCCCGGCCCATTGATCACAATTGTCTGTGCGAACGCGACGGTGCAGCAGACGGAAGCGAGAAACCAACGAATCATTAACGTCCCCAATAGCTGATCTGCGCGGTTCCGCCGCCTGAGTAAGTCAGCAGGTTCGCGCGCGCGTAAATGACCGGCTTCCCGTCGACATGGAACATGGTGGAACTAGTGCAACTCTGAGTGCCGCTGAGATCGAACCAGTTCACGTTGTCCTGCGAACCTTCGAGCCGCACGGTGCAGGTCGCGGGCGAGCCGACAACTACCTGCAGGGTGTGATTCTGCGCCTGCGATAACCAACCTGGCGTTGTGCCGGCTGCGGAGAGCGTCGCAGTATAAGGAGCCGGAGATTGCGCGACCAGCAATCCGGCAGAAAATAAGAATAGTAGAAAACGCTTCATGTCAGTTCACCCTGTGCCGGGAGCTCGAGGCGCGCGGCAGGCTGAATCCTTTCGTCTGAGATCTGTGCTGTTTGTCGTAACGCGCCGCTTGCGTCTGCGCGATCATCGCGAGCCGCGTGGGGTCCGTCAATTCCTGGCCGAACGCTGCGCGATAGTGTTCCTGGACCCGGACGATCTCCTCGCCGAGCCAGAGGCCCTTCGGCATGACCGCCTCGAGATCCTTAAAGGCCATCATGGTGTGGCGCAGGGAATCTAAGCCGTCGTCGCCGCCGATGCCGTCGATCGCGTTAAATTTCTGGACATCTTCCTGCCGCGGCGGTTGATCTGTCTTGGCTTCGCCCAGTCCGCGTATCGCTTCTTTGCAGCGCCGCCAGAGCACCATCTTCGGCAGAACCTCGGGTCCGCGCACTTGCCGGGTTTTCGAGAGCTCGCGTTCATACTGCTCGACACCCGCGCGCCGGAAGACCTCGGCTAACCGCGCCTTTAGCTCGTCCTCAGTCTCGTTCAGGATCGGCCGGAAACGCAGCATCTCCACGAGGTAGCTCCACCCGGAGATCCGGTCTGTGTTCGCCGGCTTGAGCGCAATCACTAGCTGTCCCTGTGCGAACTCCTGCTTGCGCCGCTCAAACATTTGCTGCGCCATCTGCGGGTCTTTCGACATGGCGAGCCGCTCGTCGTCGTTGTAGCGGAGGAGGAACGCGCCGTATGGCCCCAGGACCTGCTTGATGCCGTCCGCCATCTGCTCGGCCTTAGTCTTATCCGCATCGGTCTTACTAAACGCGTCCGGCGAAAGCGCAATGGTGACTTGCTTCTCCGGCAAGAACTCGAGATCCGGCAGCCACCATTTCGCGAGCGTGACGCCCATCTCGAACGAGCCGACCAGACGGACCGCTAACTCGTCATAGATGTGTATCCGCTTGTCCTGTTGGTTTTTGCACGCCTTATGGAAAACTGCGTTGTGCGAAAAGCCCCAGTCGCCGCCGCCAAAGCGCGGCCACCAGGACTTGAGCTCCGCCTCCTCGATGACGTGCTGCGCCCAGGGATACCGCTCCTTCTCGACATCTGTGACGGGCCCGTCGGGCCGGAACTCTGAGAAGTAAATGCCGGAGCCCGCGTCCCAGTCGCCCTCAATCCAGTGCTTCCGTGTGATCTCGTCTTGCGCGAGCAGCATGCCCTCGTACTGCTTGTTCGTGCGTAAGTAAGGGTTATCCTCCAAACGCATCGGGATGAAGATGCGGATCAATCCCGTGATCGGGTCGCGCATCGGCGTGTTCCAGGGGATGAGCTTGCCGTCTCCGCTGCGCACTTTGACGAAGCGGTTCTTCACCCACTCGTGCCCGTCGCCATCCGGGTTTGTGGTCGAGAGGATCTGGCAGCGCAACGGCGGAAAGGTCTTCTTGACAAGTTGCCCAGTCTGCGCGTCCCGGACCGTGTGTACGCGCAGTTGCTTTTTGTTGCGCAGCGAGCCGAGCAGTTTTAGATACCACCGCTCTTCGGGAATCTGCGTTAGCTCATCGAGCCCGATCTTAGTGAGTCCCTGGCCGCGGTATTTTTCGTACGCGTCTTTGTCGCCGAGGTGATTGGTATAGATCTTTGCGCCCGAGGGGAAGTCGAAAACCGTCGGGTCATCCTTCGCCTTGCCGCCAAAGGGACGAAAGAACTCCTTGCACTCGTCCACGAACTCGGCCATCGACTGATACTCTTTGCGCAACAGAAGGCCGCGGAAGCTCGGCTCGTTCAGATACGAATAGCGCGCCGGGTCGTCGGGCTCGAGCCGCGGGTCTCCCATGGCGCACCACGCAATCAGCGCGGAGCTCTTGCTGCCGCCGCGACGGCCGCCGATCAGAATCTCATCGTAAGGACAGAGCAGGGTCCATGTCTGGGGCCCAATGTTCGACGCCCAGTTGGTGCTGCCATCTTTCGGATTGAGGAATTTAACCTGAAATCCCGGATCGAGGCCCGGCTGCTCATATTGGAGCCAGTGCGGTACGTCCGGAATGGGATAACTTAGTGCGCCGTCCATCCCCCGCCGCCGGTGCAATACGCGAGTAAGTGATAACTGCCGCCGCCCGAGATATTCGCTCCATAAACGTTTGTGTTCGCGTCCTTGACCGGCTGCATGGTTCCTTCGTTCGTGCCATTGCAAGCCGGTAGTTGGATCACATTGACCGGGGTCATCATGATCGCCATCCCGCCCACAAATAACGTCGTCGGCGCTACTCCCGTGCCGGCCTGCCCGGCTGATATCTGCGCTTGCGAGCCGAACATGCTATACGAGACAAAGCCCGCGTTGTTTGGGTCCGAAGAGTTTGTTGAGCGGAAGCCCGACTCGGTCGCTGTGCCGTTCGGCGCCGTCGTGATGTAGCTGATGGTGTTGGTCTGGCCGATCGCCTGGAAGCGCACGCCGCCTGTGCCGAGACGTGGGTCGTAAGTCCAGGAGTAACCGCCGCCAAAGTTCCAAGTGCCGACGGACCCATTGCCGAGCACAACTTCGTTCGAGGCGGTGCAGTAAGCCCGATACCCGATGCAAGTCGAGTTAGTCAGGATCGATGAGGAGTTCTTGGTTGCATTTTCTCCCAACAGCGTCATCTGACTATCCGTCGTAATGTGTTTATTGACATTGTTGATGTCGAGGAAGTCGTTGCCCGAATAAAATCCGATTGCCGTGTCGTCATTCGCGCCGTCCTGCACAAAGAACAAAGAACTGCCGCCGATCGCGGTCAGATGGTTGTTGACACAGACAGTCGGCACGCTTCCGTCGGCATTTGTGCATTGGCCGGCGTTGGTTCCGACAGCAGTGTTATAGAGTCCCCCGGTCTGATCCTGCAGCGCGGAAGCTCCAATACAGACGTTGTCTTCACTCGCGCCCACTCCGCCCACAAACAGATTGCAAGCCGCGACGCCGACGCCAGTGTTAAACCGTCCGTGCTGCGCATCCTGCAAGGTGCTCGGCCCGATAGCGACGTTGTTCGCGCCATCGATGTTCGCGTTGAGGGCTTCGTCTCCATCGGCGGTGTTTAGGAATCCACCGATGTTCTGCTGGCAACTGAGAACCCCGGTGCAAGTGTTGCGGAAGCCGTAACGATTAAACTCCAGCGAGTCGACGCCGGTGGCGGTGTTAAAGAATCCCGAGCCGTTTGATGCAAGCGCGTTTGTTCCGCCGCCAAAGTTCCAATACCCACTGCTGTTCGCCGCGAGTACATTGAAGCCAAAGCCAGAATTGAACGTGCCGTCTAAGCCGAACGCATCGGTGCGGCCTGGTACGGTCGAGGCTAAGGAGTTCCCGCCCCACCCGATGTTCTCTGCCGAGAGATTGCTCCGCAACTCCGCGGCGTTGCTACTGCCGGTCGCGCCGTCGAGTTGCGCGATGCTGGCCGGTTGCAGGCTGACAATCTGCTTGACCGAGATCGCGCTCAACGTCCCGTGAAATCCGGCCGCCTCAGACTCGACTGTGCTTGGAGCAGGCGTGAAGGTAACGCTTGCGTTTCCAGTGGTCCCCGCAATCAGATCCATGGACGTCGGGTTGACGCCCGTGTCTGAGCAAGACCAAAACGTTGTCGCACTCACAGACCCGAGAGCCACTGTGACGGCGCCGCAGCCGGTGTAAGTCCACGCAATCAAATAATGCGTGCCGGTCGTGACAGCGAAAGCGGGCGAGGTGAGAGCGCCCGTCGAATTGACGGCAAAGGTGTAAGTGCCGCCGCCGCTATTGGTGACTCCGCTTCCAACGGTCCATGTTGCCGGCGCGGTGTTTAGCTCTGTGGTGGTCGCAGAGTTTGTGGTCTGGGGTATTTGTAGCGGGTTCTTGTTCCGGATCTGCGTCTGGAAATCGAACTGAGATTGTTGCCCATTCGCCAGTCCTGCTGTAACAAGCAGAATGGCTAGGCAGGTCTCAATACAGCGGGATTTCATTGCCCGTAGTTCTTGCGCCTCTTCTGCGCGTTCACAGCGAAACGCGACTTCTGACCGATCTTTCCTTTGGCTTGATAGTGCTCGCGAGCGAACTCCATCGGGCTCTGCCCATGCTGCCTCGCAACGCGCGTGAGCGAGCCTTCCTCGAAATCAGGACTTTTTGTCGTCCGCTGAATCCACTTTTCCTGGATCGCCATCGACTCCTCCCTCAAAAGGCCCGCTCGGCTCTGGTTCTTTCAGATGCACCTCGCGCCGCTTGCAGCAATGCGTCCCGATATACAAACCGAGCGCAAACAGCACGACGAACAGCAGGATCATTGCGACCGCCCACTTCATGAGCCGTACGGTTTCCGCTTGCGCGACGGCGAAGCCCGCTCCGGCAGTCCCTTTTCCTTCGTGGCCGCGAAGTCGTGCATTTGCTGGTGCGTCATATGGATGCCGCGCTCCTCCGCCATGCCGGGATTGTGTTCCAGCATCCCGAAGAATTTACGCTGCTTCTTGCTGACTGCCGGCATGCGAAGCCCCTACGTCGTCGGTGTCGGCGGAGTCTGTGTGCTCCCCTGGCCGCTCAAACTCTGCGTCTCGGCGTCGACGCGCGCCTGCAGGTTGTTAATGTCGCTGACCACCGACTCGATATCGGCGTCACTCGTGCCGCTCTGCGCCGATGCCAACTTGTTTGCGATAGCCGTGAGCTCGTTGCTGATGCTCGCTCCCATGCTGGCTACGCTGTGCTTGAGGTCGTCTAGTGCTGCCATGATTTGCTCCTGTGTTTTGTCGAGAGTGTCGAACCGGGGAAAGAGCTCAGATCGCAGCAGGTTGCGGATAAACCGCTCCCAACTCGACCATCCTATTCCCATCATGCCTAGCAGTGTACCTTAGAAAACCTACTTAGTAACAGTACCTTACGGGTGCCGGAACGCTCCGAAAATCAGCAAAAGCACGAGGATGAGGACCAATAATCCTAAGCCGCCGCTCGGATAGTACCCCCAGTTTGCCGAGTAGGGCCACACGGGAAATACTCCGAGCGTAAGCACCAGGAGCACGATAATCAGTACGATCAACATTCCATCTCCTCCAAAAACTCGATTAGCTTCACGCCGATATACTCGGCTTTCTCTGGGACCACTGCATTACCAAGCCGGGAGAGCCGCTTGGTGCGGTTGCTCATAGCTCGGTCCAACTGATCGGAAAGCCCATCAGCCACTCCACGAAGCGGGGATTCAAGCGCCGGCGCGAGGTCTGGCCGTCCGGCGAGGATGAGTGGCCAGATGGCGTCTCCGGGTCCTGGCGCGTAGCGAAGCGGTGCTCCACGAAGTTCTGGAGTTGCTCGCCCTTCTGTGTCCCGCTCCGCTCCTGATAACTCTGCTTGTTCGGCGTCCGGTAGTCGCGTGCCGCTGGCGTCGGAAAGAATCGCGCCTGCTGGTCGAGTCCCATCTCGTCCTTCCGGTCCCCGCTGCGGCTCCGAAACGAATCCGTTGCGGGAGTCTGCCAGATGGTGGCCTCCTCGGAAAGAATCTTGCCGCCCGTCCCCGGCGTGCGTGTCGACGCCCGGACTTGCTCCTTCACTGGCGTCGGCCAGTTGTTCGCCTGCTTCGCGAACTCCCCGCCGCCGCAGCCGCCGACTTTGCCCTTGTGGTCCCGGTTGCTCATTCCGTGCGGCGTGTGCCACAACTCCGCTTGGTGCGCCAATTGCACCGTCGGGTCCAGCGGACTGACGCGACCGTGGATCTTGTTCGGATGGTGATCCCGCTCCATTGGGGTGCGCCATAAATCGGTCGCTGTTGCTAGATCGTGCGGTTTGTAGTGACAGTCGGTCGCTGCGAAGCCCGGTCCGCGCGCATGCGCGTGCGCTTCCGGTGTCGGCCATGTGGTCGCGACTACCGTTAAGTCCTGATAGCCGCCGTTCTCCATCGAGCGCCGCCGTGAGGGTCCGCCTGCGTTGTTCGCGTTGTCCTCGGTCGGTGTAGGCCACGATGAACACGCGCTTGCGGATATGACTGGCTCCGAAGTCCGAAGCTCGTAAACAGAACCAGACACACACATACCCGAGTCCGGAAAGGTCTCCGAGTACTCGTCGCATTGCATCGTGAGTAAGGAGACCTGGTGTGTTCTCAATAAGCACGAGCCGGGGTCGAAGCTCCCCAATAAGACGGGCGAACTCAAGCCAAAGACCCGAGCGAGTTGGCGCGCCATCCGCATCGAAGAGTCCGGCCCGCTTTCCGGCTTGGCTAACGTCCTGGCAGGGGAAGCCGCCGGCCAATAGGTCAACGGCGTCGAGATCTCGTCCGGATACATGTCTGATATCTCCATGCCGCTTTACTCCCGGCCAATGTTTTTTCAGAACCTTCGTGCAAAACGCATCTACCTCGATCTGCCATTGACACTCCCATCCGGCGCGCTCCAGACCTAAGTCGAGTCCACCAATACCCGTGAACAACGAACCAAAGGTGAACTTCACTCAACGTCCTCAAAGCCGGTCTCTAAGAAATCCGGATTCAAATACACCCGCGTAATGACGCCCTGCACGCGGCGCCGCGCCTGCCGCCATCCGAGTTGCTGCAGGCAGCGCACCACGCCCACCTTGTCGGCTTGTGTCTGACTCGACACGGGCTTATTGATGCACTGATCCAATACCTCGGGCAATGTCACGGACTCCCGATTGATGACCCAGCGCTTAATGCGATCCAGCCAGACATGCACGTCGACGCGCTTGGCCTGCTCCCGCTTCGCCGCCTCGATCACACTGTCTTGCTGTAGCCACCACACGGCTTTCTGCCGGTAGAGCTCGACCGCCTCGGCCCATAACTGGTCGCGGTCTTCGTGCAGCGCATCGAGCTCGATCTTGCCCACTTCCACGGGCCAGAACCTGCGGTTGCCTGTTGTGTCCTTCAGCGGCTCGTACTCGTTCGTGGTCGCGAGAAACACCGTCTGCCGCGGATGCTCCACATTCTGCCGCCCGTACATCGGCCGGTAGATGTCGACACTGCGGCTCATGTAGGCTTTCACGCTGGTCAAGGCCGCCTTGTTCAGCGCCGCGAGCTCCTGGAGCTCCACAATCCAGCGGCCCACGAGATGCAGCTTCGCGTCTTTCTCGCTCAGGTCCGGCAGATCATCACTGAACCACGGCTCCCCGAGCAGCCGGCACAAGCTCGACTTCATTAAGCCTTCCGCGCCGATGAACATCAGCGCTGCATCGGCTTTGCAACCTGGTTGAAAGATCCGCGCCACTGCGCTGATCAACCAGCAACGCCCGGCCGTGCTCGTGTATGGGTCGAGTTTTACTCCCGCGTAGCGCGTCAGCCATTGATCGACGCGCGGCTCGCTATCCCAATGCAAACTGTTCAGGTAATCGCGCACGGGATGAAACGTGTGTCGCGACGCTACCGCCTGGACTGCGTCATAAGCCGAATCTTTGCCGACCTCGATGTGGTGCGACTGCAGCCAATACGTCAGCTCCAAAGTGTCGAGCTCAATCCACTCTGTTGTGTGTTTGGTTCGCTCCCACCAGGGCAAGGTGGAGGGCTTCAAAACCTTGTCTGCAAACTCATCGCGCATCAGTCCGGCAAACTCGGGCGCGTTCGCCACTGCTACCTGAGCATTCACGCCCAATGCTTTCGGCTTGCCAGTGTCCGTCGTGTACAGCCGCGCTTTCCATCCCGTCGCGCTGTTGAACTGGATCTGGCGGATGGCTTCGAGCACTACCTCTGGCCCGCTGCCTGCTAACCAGTCATCGACGCCTTTGCCGAAATCCATGTCCCATTCGAGGTTTCCCACCTCGGCGCCGCGCTCGCGCAGGATGATGCTCAAAGCCCAACGCGCTTTCTTCACCGCGTCCTTCAACACGGCGTCTGAATCAAACGCGATGATGAATTTGCGTGCGCGATAGTACAGCAAGTCCATGTCTGGAATCTGGCCACGCACTGCGACTCTCGCGCCATACTCGTTCGTGGTCGTCCCGATGATGCCCATGAAGTTATTCACGCCACTCACTCCGACGGGAATAAACTCCGGAACACCTGTGCGCCAGTTCGCAAGCCGCCACAGCGCGAGCGTTTTCAACTCGCCTTCGGTGACGATCACCGGCACGTTGATGTCTTGGACGAGTTTCGGATCTAAGTGACGCGGGAAGTACAACCGATTGCGGTCCCCTGGCGCTGACAGATATTTCCGGCTTGGCTTGCCGGTCCGCGCGTCGATCTCGGGATTCTCGCGCCGCAACCGCGCTGCCACCGGATCATTTGGCCTGCCGGGCAGGAAATACCAGATGCCGATGCCTGAGTAATCAAAGCTGCCGCGCCCGGCAATGAGCTCTTTGCCTTCGACGTGATTGAGGTGTTTCAGTCCGGCCGCGCGTGCCGTTGCCGGATCGATCCAGCGTTTCCCGAGCTCGACTATCTCGGCATCCGTGAGGTCGTGGCCTATCTCAATCACGCCGCGCGTCCCCTAGATGTGACCCAGCTTCTCTAGCTCCTCCAAGATCGACGTCTCGAAGTTTCGGTACGCATCCAAGCTCCCGAAGCGAATGATGGTCTTGTACACTACCTTGCCGTTGTCGCCCCGCCGCAACTCCCCGTTCTCGATCGTCGGCGCACCTGGCAGCATGATCCAGCGGCGCTGCCCGTTGTCATGCACGAGGCATCCGAGGATCTGCATTCCCGTCGGCAGCGTCACTGTGAAGGTGCCCACCAGGGTATTGCGATGCACGGCTCGCCAGTCGGAAATGATTGGGATTGAGTCTTCCATCACCATCACCTCGGACATCGGTTCGAGTGTGGGTGCGTCGAGGACGGCTGAGGCAGAGGGCAACGGGTTCTCCAAGGTTTAGAGATCGACAGCTAACTCAGCGTCCAGAGAAACCAACCACAGTCCCATTTCCGCATCGGCTTCCCTGGACGCCAATCGCTTCGAGTATATCCCCTACTCAGTAGGGCTACGCAACCGAAATCTACCTAGTAGGCTTACCGAGTAGTGGCCGCCGTCTGTCATCTCAAAAACAAAAAGACCGGGCTTTTGACCCGGTCTTTCCCACGTTGACTTTGCTTCGTTTGCCAAAGGCTTCGAAAGGCTCTGCAATCTTTCGAAGGGAGTGAAACTATTATGGCGCAGTTCCGGCCTGCCGCGTGCAACCATGGCCACGCCGCGCGACCGTCAGCGATACCTGCTCGCCGCATCTCGGGCACGGAATCATGGTCGCTGGCCGTCCGCCTGCTCTCGTCACCACAGTTCGCTTGGAGAGCTTATACAGCGCGACAAAGCTGCGGATGGCCGACTGGCATTCCACACTGGTCCGCAAATGCTCCAGCGTGGCCGGACGTCCGCAGTGTGGGCACTTCATAATTCCTCCTCGCTGAAGATATCTGCGCAGCGGAACTCAGCAAGATGCAGAATCGCGTCATCGCCGCTAAACCGCTGCGTGATGTAATCCTGGCCTGTGATCTCGACTTGCTTCAGACGATCATTCACCACCCAGAACCCCGAGCAGCCGTGGCGCAAACACACATCGATCTTCTCGGCAATCTCTTCCGCCGTGTTGCCCGGCGAGAGCACCTCGACCACAATATCCGGAGCGCCTTGCAGGTAGCTGTCAGGCGGTGTTTGTTGCGCCCGTTCCCGTTTCACGACGCCAATATCCGCACGCCAAACTTCGTACTCGGGCAGCGGTTGAAAGGCCATCTCCACGCGCACAATGCCCCAGGAGGACATGCTGCGTGCGAGCAACGTGCGGATGCGCTCCTGCAACTGCTCGTGTCTCCATTTCGGCGGAGGCATCGTTACCACCTCCCCGTGATGCAACTCGAAGCGACCCGATGGGTCCGGAAGTGTGAGAAACTCCCCGACCGTGACCAATGTCGTGAAAATACCCATCTCACCCTCAATTCCCCCGGTCTTCGATGATCCCAACGCGCTTGTCGAGCTCGTGCAGTGCGCCCGTCAGCATCTCCATACTCGTGCTTAGTTTGTCGAGTCCCGCCTCGATGCGGTCCGCACGCTTATTGCTCAGGACTAATGCCGTGATGGCGACGCCTGCCGTTGATCCTGCCGTTGCGACGGATGTCACCACGGCGACGATGATGTTGCTGTCCATGCCTTTTCCCTATTCTCCCTTGTTGGTAGTGAATTTGACTACCCAATCTTCCTTCCTATCCACACACAAATGCGGGAGCCTGCTCCCGGATCTCGTCATACTGCGCCGGGGCAGCATTGCCGCCCTCGATGCGCTCCACAAACCAATAGCTGCGTTCGAAGCTGTAGCTGATGCGCAGGTCGACAAAGAACCCGTTGCGATCCTGGTCGACGCCAAACACGCGATAGCGGCTGTTGCCGAGTGACATCCAGTGCGTAAAGTACATGGCTATTTGCCCTCCCCCTGGGAGCCGCAACCTTCCGACCAGGAATAATCCGCATCGAGTTCCGGGGTCGATCCGGCAGTCGCAGACCTCGCCTACCTCGACCGGATACCCGCAGTCGAAGCAGTCGACGTAGCGGACCCATGCCTGCCGCTCCTCCTGCCACGTCTTTTTCCCGTTCGGGCATCCCGCCTCATGCGCGAATACCCCGTTAATGTTTGCCGCCTGACATTGATCGCAGCGCATAAACCTTCCTCCGAGTCCAGAATAACTCACCTAGCGAGTATATGCAATGGTTTGGTATGGTCTTTCCTCGGAAAATTTCCGGCCTTGCCGCCTGCCTGGATTGGGATGGCCTTGGCCCGTGAACAGCGTGCACGGCTCTGTGTACAGTGTCAGGCCGTCATTCTGGGACTGTTCACAGGTCGTAACCCGTTGTGTCTCCTACTACTTATCTCTTCTGTGAACAGTGTGAACAGTATAAAGGAATAAAAGTATATAGTAGGTGGGCATAATGTAATAGCAAATAGGTATATAAGAGGAGAAGGATAGAAACTGCGGTACACACTGCACACACTGTGCACAGACGCACTAAGTGCCTTTGGAATCAATGATTTAGCCTGTGAACAGTCTGTGAACAGTAAGGTGTGAACAGTCTCGAAAGACCGTTGGGACCGTTCACAAAAGGTGGGTAAAAAACAAGTGCCGGATGGCCTAACGGCTACCCGGCTCCTGTAGGCTACCTGATGCGGTCGCCCCTGTCAATGGGTTGACACTTCTGCCATTCGCCTGACACTAATAGAGCAGGATGGGAAGACCCAAAGGTCAATACATCATTAACGAACTCCCGGAAAGCACTCGATCTAAAGTACTTGATGCACTCCTGGCCGGAGCCTCGCTGCGCGAATGCGCCAAAATCGGAGGCGTCAGCCACGAAGCTGTGAAAACTTACAAACAGAATGTTTTCCTGCCAGCAGTTCACAAAGCCCGGCAAATTCAAGCGCTGCAAGGACTTCCTACGTCTGACACCCAAAAAGCCATCGAGCATATTTCCCTGACGCGCGACGTCATCCAAACGAGTCCACTCCGAGACCGCCTCCAATTCCTTTGGTCTGAGTCCGAGGATGCTGTTAAGCGAGCAAAGAGAGCCGTTCGCGTGGTCAAAGACCCAGCTTCCGGCGAGCTTGTTCCAGTTGGCCCGGACGTCGCCGCTATCGCGCCCGTCCTCAACCAAGCACACAAGAATTGTGAGTTACTTGGGCGGGTAACTGGCGAACTAGAAAGCGCTCCGTCGGCTAACATCGCCGTTCAGATCGTGATGCCAGGTGCGCCACAAAATCCGCCTGCGGCCGAACTTCCATATATCGATGTCAGCGTCAAAAAACGCTGAAAACTGCCGATTTTGAGGGGTGTTGGGATATCAGACGGCTCTCAGCGATTCGTTATAGCTCGTTTCTGAGGGCAAAAATTTTCACGTCTGCGAACGCTATTACGAAATTTGCTGAAATTCACTTACTGACTTAGTGTGATTGAGTTAGTCCTACTTACTAAGTGGGAATAGACCATCTCGACTGGATGGAATAGACCGAGTAAGTCGAGCGGGTAAGTCGGGAAAGATGGTGACCATCCATTTAGGAACTACCCACCCCACCCCCATACCCCATTTTCAAGGAACCTTCCGCCGGCCGGGTTAAAGTCTAAATCTCATGCGCGCAGTCTGGCTGCTAACATGGCACTCGCCGACTAGTGCGAAGCTAGTTTAGTGGAACAGGAAACCAGCACGGCGAACGTGGTAGATGGGTTGTTTGCGATCGCGCGGGCGCTGCATCAGGTAGCAAAAGCGATCGAGGAGGGATATAGGGATGAAAGCGGCGGGAACGGAATGACGTAGAGAACGGGGAGTTTTAGCGGACGAGGCGGGAAGAGGACTCGATTTTATCGAGGCGGTCATCGATGCGATTGAAGCGTTGTTCGGTGGAGGATTTGAGGTCGGTGATACGGGCCGAGAGGGAGGCATTGAGGTCGTCGATGCGTTTACTGAGTTCCTCGAGGCGTTTATTGTTGTTCCAGTGAGCGAGGAGGATAGCGGCGACGACGGGGAGGACGCCGTAGAAGACCTGGAGAGCTTGGGAATTGGGCATGGGCGGGGCCGTTGGTAGTCATTATAACTACTTTACGTAGTTTAGGGAGTTTAAGAAGTTTAGGGAGTTTAAGAAGTTTAGGGAGTTGACGAGGTTTTCTCGGGTGCCTGGGGTGTGGGGCGGGCGCGGTCGAGTTCAGCTTGGAGTTGGGCGGCGCAGCGGTCGCAGAGGAATTCGGAGTCGGAGCGGGGCTGGAGGTCGCCATCGAGGGTGTAGGTGTAGGTGGCGCGGTGGGTAGCGGGTTTGGAGCACAACGGAGCTTCGCAGAACATGCGGGCGGAGCGTTCGAGGTCAGGGAGTGGGGTGAGGGAGATGGTCATAGGGCGTGTTCGCGGGCGCAGAGTTCGCGGGCTTCGGCGGCCCGCACGGGGGCTTCGAAGGCTTTTTTAGAGAGGCGGTTGAACTCGATGGTGAATTGGTGGAGTTGGGCGTCTTGTTTATGGATGACGGTTTGGAGGTAGTGGTTAGTGGCGATGAGGGAGAGGACGGCGATGGTCATCAGGACACGGAAGACGAGGTCGAAGATATGGGATTTGGACAAGGGGGATTCTTTTAGTTTGGGTTTTTGGAGGTGGTTTGGCGGGCGGCGTGGCGGAGGTGGATGGTCCAGGCGACGGCGCGTTCGCGGCCGGGGTGTTCGCAGGCTTCTTTCATGGCGGCTACCTGGGCTCCGAGGCGTTTCGATTGGGCGAGGAGGCGGTCGCGTTCGGCTTGGGACTGGTTGAGTTTCTCGCGGATCTGGCGGTACATGGCGGCGGAGTGGTGATCGACGGCGACGGCGACGGCGCAGACGGCGAGGTTCAGGAAGAGCAGGGCGAGGCGGAATTTCATAGGGGTTGTGGTCCTTTGGTGGAGTTGTTCCAAGCGATAGCACATTCGGGACAGGGTAGGTATTGGATGGAGTTGGGCAGTTTCGGGGCGACGAGGACTTGGTGGCCGCAGGCGAGGGTATAGGCTCCGGCGTTGGCGGCGGGGTCGGAGTCGTTGCGTTCTTCGATGAGGCGGAAGAAGCGGAGTTGGTCGTAGAGGGTAGGGTCAATGAGCATAGGTTTTGGGTCTCAGCTTCGGCGAAGGAGTTTCTGGAGCAGGGTTTGGTTGAAGACGACGGTATCGGCGCCGTCGGCGAGGAGTTTGCCTTGGTTGAGGAGGCGTTTCGCGGAGATGGGATCGATACCGAGGCGGTTTTGGATGACGCGGAAGAGGAGTTTCATTTGCTCGGGGTCATCGGAGCGGACGAGGACGTGGGTATCGCGTATGGCGAGGAGGTAGGTTTGGGGCTCGCGGGGGCGCATTTACTTGGGTTCCTCGGTAAAGGGCCGCTCGCACCAGAGGCAGCGTTTATTGTGGCGGAGGTGCTGCGCATGGAGGGTAGGGCGGCCGGTGGCGGCGTTGTAGCGTTCGGCGAGGAAGTGGTGGACGAGGCCGCAGTGCGGGCAGGTATAGACGAGCAGTGGGCCGATACCGAGGAGTGCGCGGAGGTCGTCCATGGAAGCTTGCGGGACGCCGTGTTCGCCGGTGAGCGCGAGGTAGCCGGACGGGGGATGTTGGGGCGGTTCGGCGTCTGCGAGGATCGGGCCGATAGGGCGGAGGGACTCGCTAGGCGGCCATTCGAGGTCTTCGGGTGAGACGGCTTGGGTATTGCGGCCGAAGGTAACGAAGAGGAAGTTGGGGTTCCAGCTATAGAGGGTGCCGAGATTCGGCTGGCCTCGCGTATAGCGGACCCAGCGGCCGGCATCGGCGGGGGAGAGGGTTTTGGGATCGATCATGGGCGTTTCCGGAGTTGGCGGATGTCTTTTGAGATTTCGCGGATCACCAAGGCGGTGATAAAGACTGTGAAGCAGGCGGTGAACCAGCTATGGAGGAGCCACGCCGTGAAGGCGAGGGCGGGCGGCAGGGTGAGCAGCAGCAGAATTTCGGTGGTGAGGGATTCAACGAGCAGGCGGCGTTGTTGTTTGCGCCAGAACCGTTCAAACGCGGACTGGGCTTCGATTTGGAGTTGGTAGTCGTCTTCGGTCATGGGAGTTTGGCTCCGAGCAGGGCTTCGAGGGAACGTTTTGAGATGCGTTGCCAGCGCGGCTGAAGGTCTTCGGGGGAGAAGGTGACCAGGTCGAAAGACTCCTCGATCGTTTCGCGGCGGCGCGAGGGAGGGTAGGAGCTGGAGTCGTAATGTTCCACCAGGACAAGGCGGGCGGGGTTAAGCTCGGGCCAACGGTGGAGGACGGCGCGCCGGGCGTCTTCGATGCCGTTGGTGATAGAGCAGCCGGGATTGTCGGCGAGCTCGGTGAGAAGGACGACGGTGAGGGGATGGACGTGGAAGAGGCGGACGCGGAACTTCATATCGAGCCGGTAGCGGGGCGTCGAGAGGATCTCGTCGTGAGTGGGCTCGGCGAGCGAGTCAGGCGCGCACTTCGATTTCATACTGGTCTCCAAGCAGGCTCGTGGTGGTTTCGGCGGAGTAGTTGACGGTCAATGGCAGGGCTCCGATGAGGATGCCGGACCCACTACGGACGGGAGACTCGAGGAAGAGGCCGACGGACTGGGTCGAATCGGCGGAGATGGGAGAGGCGAGGGCGACGCGGGCGTAGGACCACTCCGGGTCACCGACGAGGCGGATGCGGATACGGTCGCCTTGCTCGAGCGGCACAGGGAGCATGGGAGTGGGCATAGGTTACTCCGGAGGAGTGGTCCCCAGTTTGGGTTCGGGCTCGGGCCACGCGGGCGCGAGCGGATGGTCTCTACAGACGGGGGTGAGTGGGGGATGGACCAAGCCGGAGTCGACCAGGACGAAGGAGCCCAGGCTCTTCGCGAGAAACTCGCACAGCATAGTCCAGTGGATTCTTGCTTTCTTACCGCACTCAGCGCAGGCGATGTGTTGGTTGTAGCGCAGGAAGCGGACGCTCTCGCGTAGCTCTTCTGGGAAGAGTTTATTCGGCTTCGCTTCGCGGATATCGACCCAGAGGAGTTCGTCAGGCATGGGCGTTCCGTCCGGTGAGTTTCTCAAGATCGGCTTGGCTGATAACGAAATAGCGTCCATTGCGACCGAGGAGCATTCTTGCCTCGATGGCTTGGCGGTAGCAGGCAACTAGTTGGCCGATCAGGAAGCACTCCGCATCGGTCAGCAGGCGCGTGGCGGCGGTGTCCGACAAGGCGAGCAACAGATCTTTGGCTTCGTCCTCGCGCAGGGGCGGCAAGGGCCGGGCCTCGGGATGTTGCCGTTCGGTCTGAGCGATGGATTGCTCGAGGTGACGCTTCATGTCCGCGAGCTCTTCGTAGGTGTAGTCGTTCTTCATTCCGCGACGGCGACCTCCGCGACGAACGCGCCGCACTTTTTGCACTTGATGGTGAGATTGGCGGTTATCTTCGAGTACGAGACGTCGACGCCGTAGTGGGGATGGCAGCGGGCGTGAAAGTAGAGGACGGAATGATCGTGTCCGCAGTTGGGAGTGCCACAGCCTTCCCGGTGGAGTTTCGCGCGTGTGAGCGGTTCAGGTTGGGCGGCTGCTTTCATGCACTCGAGGCAGAGCACGCGGCCTCCGGTATGGCTGACATCGCCGAAAGAGAGGACTTCGTGGCCACACTCGAGCGTGATGTGCTTCCCGGTGCGTGAGCCCTCCATCGGCACCGTCGCGACGATACGCTTGTGAAATTCGGTATCGCCCGGCGGCAGGTCGGGTTCGAAAGTGAGGTCAAGAGGCATTTTTATTTATTCATCCCCGATAAGTCATAGAGAGCAAGAATCGAAGCGAGAAGCGGATTGTCCATTAACTTCTCTCGTGTCACATCGAGCGTAATTGTCAGCTCGTTGCCGTCGCGTACAAGTTCGATAGTGACGGTGAAGCGCTCTTCAGGCATCAATCCTCCGCACGCGGTGGCACGCGATGAAGACGGGCACTTCGGGAAGGTCGTCCCAATGGACGAAGTAACCCATCATGAGATGGCCGGTGAGCGGGTCGCGGACGGGACCGACGCGCTCGATGACAGTTGCAGGCGAGCCGTCCTGGTGTCCGTCTCTCGGTTCGCTATTGATTTTGACGACGCGCGTGCCGCGTGGAAAAACTTCTTGTTCAGGCATGGTGAGTCTCGGTGGGAAGGTAGCGCTCAAAGCGTTTCACGTAGCGATCGAGCGCGGCTAATCCGCCCTCTTCTCTGCGCGCCATAGCTTCAAGGATGGGTAAACCAGTGTCGATGGACTCTTGCACCTCGGCGCGTGTGGCGACGCGGCCGGAGGCATACCATTCGACCGACTCGGGTTCTCCCATAGTGATCAGCGGTTTGCCTGTGCCGTCATTAAAGACGTCGTAACTGCGCGTGGTCCACAGCATTGCGACTCCTGGGTTGCGCGTAATGGCGTGACCGCCTACACGTTCTTTAGTGGTCGCGTTGTTGATGACGTCGTCCTCGCGCCGGACCATGCGCGGGTTACTGAGGAAGGGGCAGTTGAGAGCAGACCAGCGGGCGCAATCGAGATGACACGGGGGCTCAGAGGTCGTGCGGTTGATGCCGCACATAGGCCCGGCGACAAAGGTGATGTGGACACCCATGCGGTTGCCGCAGACCCAGCAAAGCTTCTCTTTGACGGCGCGAATCCACTTATAGTTATCCATAGCGCGGAATTCGGGCTTTCCGTCGTGCCAAGCGACAAACCAGGGAACCGGATAGCCGCGGTCGTCGCAGGGCAGGTCATTCATGTACTTCGGCAGGGTGTCGAGATTGATGGGGGTCATACTTTCTCTCCTGGTTTGAGCACTTCCACCTTCCAGCCAATGCGGCGGGATGTTTTTGAGTCCTCCGGACTTCATCAACTCTTGTACGCTTTGCCAACTATCTTCCTGCTCGATGCCCTCGAGGATGCTCTGTGCCATGTCGCGCAGGCCTGCGGCATAGAGAGCGGACCCTTCCGCTTTACCACTCGGCCGTTGCTGGGGCAGCGTGTCTAAGTACGCGATGTACTTCGAAATCTGCTCGATGAGGTGCTCGCTGTCGACCATCATGTGCCTTGCCTCGGAAACTTGCTCATAATTCGTGTGTTCACTCCCTGCAGAACCTTCGGGTCGAGGGCACCGAACAGGCAGCCACAGACCACGCAGAACACGAGAGTAATCGGCGCTTCGCCTTTGTAGACGCCGAGTTGCTCGATAGTTGAGGTGCAGTGCGCACAGATGGGCCGCTTGGCTTCACTAACTGCAGCGCGTTCATCGAGCGCGACCTCGGCTGCATTCTTCAGTTCTTGCGCGTCCGCGACGGGCGTCTCACTGAAGTCAATAATGAGGTCGAGCCGTTTCGGGATACCGTCGGGGAACATATCCTCGAGGTGTAGAAAAATAGGCCGGTGTTGGCGCAAGTACTCGAGATTGCCGGGCTCGAGGATGAGCGCGAAGAAGGGTTTTCCAGAAGGATCTTTGCCGGTGATTTGGTTCATAACTTGGGGACCTCAGTTTGGGAGTGGCGGCGTGGAGTGTGTCTTTGGCGACCACCTCCTCAGCCTTGGGAACTTGGGCTTTGAACGCATCCTGCAGCGCCTTGACGGCTGTAACGGATTCGGTGATGCAGTCAATTTTGTGACCACGGCTTTCGACGTAGTCGGACATGACCTTCATCGCGCCTTCGCCGGCGAGCCAGAGGAGTAGAGACCATTGCTGCCGCGGGCAGTGTGAGTGTGAGCGTTTCGGGTGTATCCATGGGCGCGTCCATTAGTTCTTACCGGATTTCCTTTCGTAGGGGATAGCTTCGCGGATCTCTTCGAGATGTTGCGGGGTGAGTTTGTCAAGCGTGAGCTTCGGCTGTGCGCAGTGCGGACAAATGAGCTCGATATTCTCGCGACCGAAGTGCTGGATGGTCTCCTGGCCGGTGGGAAAGATACCAAGTTGCTCGCCGCAGCGGTCGCAGTGATAGGCGACGCTCATGCGCGGATGCACGCGAGTCAAGTCGCGCAGCCGTGCGCAGATTAAGCGGGCTTCTTTCTCAGGCATGAGCGGTCTGCTCCTCCTCTGAAAAGAAATTAAAGAAGCGTCCTTCCCCGCGGCCGAAGCCCGAGTCGGAGTCCTTCTTTTCGCGCAGGATCAGGTGGCCGTTCGCGTTGCGGTAAAAGAACTGCAGGACGATGCGCTGATAGATCGGCGTCTCGAGCGTGACGACGATGCACTCGCGGCGTTTGCCGACACCCATGCGCTCGAGCTCTTGTAGATCGCCGCGTTGCGCAATATGGAAGAGTGGGTGTGCTTTATCGACGTCCATGACCCACGCTTCAACTATATTGACGACGGCGTACGCGTTGCGGGTCTTAACCAGATCACGCACCAGCGCACAGAGCGCGTCTGCCGCCACTTCGCGCGGAGTGTCGTCCGGAATTTCTTCCGCGGAGATGACATCGATATGGTCTTGGGAGTGAACCTGGAACATGGGTGCGAGGCCGCCATGCTCCCGCGCATAGCGGATGGCGAGATCGAGGGCATGATCGACAAACAGGCTGAGTTGAGGAATGCTGGGAATCATAGTGGGTCCATCCCAAGTTCGGTACAGATGTGCAGAAAAGTGTTTATTGCCTCACGCGAGCGAATCGCGTCAACCAGACTGCGCAGATTTGCGAGGGCCGCTCGGTCCTCCGGGCGGGCGTATGGGTTTCTATCCCAGGTACCAGAGCCCACCCACTGCCGCAGGTATGCGCGCATGGTGGCGATATCGTCAGGCGTCATGGGACCGCCCGTCAAGTATCGTTGCACGACCGGGGCTAGTCGCCCACTAGTTTCGTGCATCCAGTAACCCGGTTGCTCGGGTTTCGTCACTTGCACCTCGCATTGTACACAACTGGTGAGACGTTTTGTCCGGCGACGTTTAATCCGAGATAAGCCGCTTGAGAAGAGACAAGTCGAGAGCGAACCTGAACTATGTAGATATGAATAGTAACTTCATTGCCGCTTCTCAGGATGCGGCTCATCCTCAGCATCATTTCTCGTTGGGTCAAGTGCTCGCGACGGTGATGCTCGGTGCAACCGATGCACTGGTAGCGGCTTCCGACCCGAAGAACATTCCGGCGTCTGTTTCTAGTTTTGTAAACGGATTCCTGCAGATCTGGATGCCTGCGGCAACGCAAAGCACCCAGAGCACGCAAACAGCGGCTTAAGTTGCGCGAAGCTTCAGGGGGCGGCTGTTAAACCGCCTCCGCGCTTTTTTATTTGTGGCGGCCAACGAGCTCGTCGAGTTGCTGCTCAATGTGAGTGAGCCGCTCATCGAGGAGACGGTCTTTTTCTTCCTGGAATCTATCCTTCGCTTCGTGTTCCTTGCGAGGCACCACTTCGTTCTCGAGAACGACCACACGCCGCGTCAGGTCGGCGACGTCCGCGCGCAGCGTGGTGAACATCGCGACCAACGAGCAGAGCGTGACGAGGGCGTGCAGCACAACCTGCGGGGGAAGCAGGGCCCGGAAAAAATCTTTAGTGTCTTCGGCCATGTTAAACAAACTCCCAGTCGACCATGGCATTATCTGTAAGCGCGAGCGCGTGCCACACACACTCGCCGAGGTCGATGCCGGCGCTATTTGTTCCGCACCCAGAGACACTGATGCCGCGTTCTGCAGCCGGCCGGGCACCGTCGAAGACATAGGCATCATCTTCAGTATTCCAAGGTCCAACATCGAGGACCGTTGCAGTGCAAGTTTTCCCATTTTCCGGATTGGTGAGCCGGACGCACCGGTGCAGCGCCCGCACGGAGGGGAGGGCCACGAACGGAGTCGTGACGTCGATGACCCAGCCGGTCGCAGTGCGTTTCCCGACTAGGCCTTCTCGCGTAGCTTTCACGCGCATGGCCACGTAGTACCCCCACTCAGTAAGTGCGCTGTCCCGGAGATTTCTCGGTGTCGTTACTTAGTAGGACTTTCAGGTACTAGGCGTGCCGGGCGTGGTGTTTTTCACGCTTTGACCCTAAGATGAAAACAAGATGAAGGCACCAGAGCAGCGAAAGCGGGCGGTTGGCTATTGCCGCGTAAGTACAAAGAAGCAGGACATCAGTTTAGAGGCGCAGGAAGAGCAAATCCGGGCCATGGCGGTCGTAAAAGGCTGGGATTTGGTCGACATGAAGATCGATCGGGACGAATTTTCGGGCGATTTGGACCGTCCAGGGCTCGAAGAAGTGCTCGAAATGGTCAAAAATCAGGCCATCGACGCCGTTATTTTCGCGAAATTGGACCGTCTGAGCCGGTCGACGCGAGATGTCATTTTGCTGATGGATTTGTTCAACAAAAAGGGCGTTGGACTGGTGAGTTTAGCCGAAAATCTGGACACAAAGAGCTCCATGGGGCGGTTTTTTGTGCGCATGATTGCGTCGCTCGCGGAGCTCGAGCGCGAGATGATCGGGGACCGGACCAGAACAGGCATGCAGCACCTGATCAAGCTCGGAATGCCGACTGGGAACCCGCGGTACGGCTTTCGCGCACAGCAGAAGAACCGGCATTTGCCCCTGAGCGAGAAGAAGCCCGTGGTGCCCGAGCCCGTGGAGCAGGAGATTGTCCAACTGGTCCACGAGTTGCGCCGCCAGGGTTATAAACTGCGCGAGATCGCAGACAAATTAAACGAACGAGGCTTCAAAACGCGCGTCCGCGGCAAGATCGGCGGCAAGCCGTTCCGGCTGCAGTATGTGGATCGCATTTTAAAGTTAGAGCAGGCCGTTTTTGCTCGCCCAGATGGTGAGTCCAGCGACGCTCTTCACGCCTAACCTCTCACTGATGACTTTGCGGTGAAACTCGACCGTGCGCCGGCTGATCTCGAGCTCGTCGCCGATCTCGGAGGAGGTCATACCGAGGGCAACCATGCGGACGATTTGCCGCTGGTGGTCGGTGAGCTCGCGGCGGATGGGTTGACCGCAGTGGGGGCAGAACTCACGGGCGGCCTTTTTCTTTTTCGGGGGAGCGGACTTCTTCGTAGTAGTGGGCATTGCTAGGTAGTCCTACGAAGCAATCTTACTACTTTTGACTACCAAGTAAACCCCAGAGAGAACACTTGGACGGGAGCCACTTTTCCAGTGACTCCTAATTCCGATTCATACCTTCTTCTTTGTCCCCGGCAGGGTTTCTAGTCTCCGATCCTGCCGGGGTTTTGTTTTGTGGTTTGGCTGCCGGGTGCCCCAAAAGGTGCCCCAAAAGCGGGGCATCCCAGCGGAACTCATTAAAAACAAGAATTCTACTTCTACAGAACTCTTTGCCTCCGGAGCAAAAGGTCGGTGGTTCGAATCCACTCGGGCGTACCACAAAAAGTAGTCAATAACCCTTTTAATTCAAACAGTTTGCCGCGTTGGGCCGTAGTGTGGGTGTACTTAGTAGGTTTCATTAGATTTCAACCGATTTTGACCCTTTTGGACCCTCGAGGTGCCCCAAAAGGTGCCCCTGGGGCACCCTGGGGCACCCCCTTCAGAGACCAGATTTCCGTCTTCGAAGGTGATGAGCATCTCTTCCAGAACCGAAGACGCTTGCCGCTTGTTCGAGAACCATTCCATGCCGCGGTCCATGTCTTCCTGGGAGGGGTGGATGTACTTGTTCAGCATGGCGAGGTCGGTGTGTCCGAGGATCTTCGAGAGGACGGGCAGTTGACCTCCAGCGAGGGCGTACCGGGTTGCGAAAGTGTGCCGCATGTCGTATAGCCGGCAGGTTATCCCGCATCCGCCGACTCGAGCTCCTTGGCTGTTCGGTCGGCCGCGGGTCGCTCGCTCGTGCGACTTCTGAAGGGTGGTTCGCGGTCCATCGTTTTTCGGGGAAGGGAACACCCAAAGGCCGGGTGTTGAAAGGCGCCGGGCAAAGATCCGGAATGTGGTCTCAGTCATCCTCAGTTTGCGGTGTGCGCCCTTCGACTTTCCCTCCGAGCTACTGTCCCAGATCGTGAAGTGGCGGTTGAATAGGTCCACATGACTTTGCTGCAGGGACATGATTTCGTCAGGACGTGGGCCCTGCTCGAGCATGATTGTGGCAACATCAAATAGGTCGGTGCTTTCCTGCCTAGCGGCGGTTAGATATCTGGCCTCCTCGTCTGGCGACAGGACTCTCATTGCAGTGGAGTCCTGTTCGCTTGGGATCTTCACCTCGATATCCTCACCCCGCGCAAAAGGATCTCCGGCGATCCAACCATTCTTCCGCGCATAGGCGCAAAAGCTGCGGATAATGAGCAGTTGTTTATGTAGCGTATTGTCGTGAATGCCACTCTCGCGACGCCACATTTTGAAGCGTTCCAACTCGCCCGGCGTCAGCCGATTTAAGGGCAATCGGAGCTTTTCCAAATAGAATTGGAAGGAAGCCATTAGGGAAGCCTGCCATTTGCATTTCCCACCCCGAGGGTGTTCGCTGCGATACCAAGCATTAAACTCAGAAATCGCCCGGTCAATTGGCATACTCATCTGCCGCACAACCGTCTTTCCCTGAATAATGCTCTGCTTGTGGGCTTCTTTGAGAGCCTGCGCTTTAAGAATGTTTTCGGGTACGGCCGCCAAATCGGTTGTTACGGAGTAAGGCACTCCGTTCACTTTGAATCGGTAGCGCCACTTCCCTCTGTGGTTCTCGAGGCCGAGGAGCGTCGGTGGTCTGGACGCTTTCTCTTGCGTAGCGCTCGACTTCGTAGTCGGGGTATCGGACGGCACCGCCGATCTTTGCAAAGGCCGGGCCTTTCCGCCTTGATCTCCAGTTAGCAAGGGTCGACTCCTTTAGTTTTAGGATTTCGGCGGTTTCCGCTGCTGTTAGTAGCTTCATTGCGTTTCGCTTCCTGCCAGCGCTTCTTAATCGCTGCCTTGGCGATCTTTTTGAGCCTGGTTTGTGACATCTTGGCGAAGCCTTTTGGCACTTTGGCCTTGCCACCTTCGCGGCCGAGTGCAGCCGCAGCTTTAGTTAGGTCCATGGCGCTTACGATACCATAAGCGCTAAAAGGTACTGCGGAGGGATGGGTTACGCTTTTCCTCCTTCAATCGGTCGCATTCTTGCTTGAGATCTCCGATGGCGATGCGGAGTAAGGTCAGATCCACATTCAGGCCGGCGAGGAACAACGCGATCAGGCGGTCGCGTTCGGCGGGCTCGAGCACTTTCATGACACCTTCCGATCAAGCGCTTGCAGGACGCGGTAATGGTTCTGCAGCGCAACAAACAGGTCATGCGAGCCACCCTGGTCTGGATGCAACTTCCGGGCAGCGACACGGTAAGCTCCGTCGAGATCCCGACGGATATCGTCGATGCCAAGACCACTATATTGAGTGAGGAATTGCTCGGCTGCCACCTTCGAGTCGATAGATGCCGGAGCTCCGAGACGGCGGAAGCCCTGATATTGCTCGCGTCCACGCGTCACGCCGTAGCGGTCCACTGCCCGCAGCGCCTCGAGAGAAAGTGCGATGGCGCGGAGGTTATCTTCCCAGTCGATAAAGGTGTCGCACGGGTAGCTGTACGCTTCTTTGCCGGCGTCGAATGAGAGGATCACGCCCGGTTGCGCCGGTCGCGCCGAGCTCTTCGGCCATCCATCATTGCGGATCTCGCTGGGGGCGAAGTACGCCTGGATGACAACGTCCTTCGCGCGCAGGTAAGCGAGTTCGCGCTCGAGCAGGTCCAGCGTCTTCGAGTAAGCCGCTTTGAATTTACCCGAACGGCGGTTGGACGGAGGCGTCTGCTTGCCGGGCCACTGATCGACCGGACGGAAGACAGCGTTAAGCATGAGCCTTGGCCTTTCCTTTTCGGAACTGTCCGGCGTCCGGGCAATTCCAAAAGTGGTTAATCCCCTCTTTGGTATAGGGCGTGAGCTTCTCGCTTCCGTAGTGCTGGATGAAGAAAAGCATCACGCCGCACGACTTACAAACCCGGCTGAACGCGGCGACATCGGAGAGTAACTTCTCCATGCGCTCTTCGATGGGCGGGATATTCGCCACGTCAGTTCACCTTCCGCTTATCAAAGGAGGAGGGCGGCTTCATCAGTTGGATAGTCGCGATCTCCTCCTCCGTGAGCCAGAACGTTGTTGTGCTGCCGTCCCCGTTGTGCTGCACAACACGGAGCATGCGGTAACTTTCACCTTCCTCCCACTCATACTCGGTACAACTCCGCGGCAAACTAAGAGGCACTGGCATCGCTGCCACCTTCGTAGTCCGAGAAGAACGAACGCTGCCGTTCGGTGTCTGTCATCGGCATGGTCTTGACGACCTCGAGCGTCTTTTGAGAGATGAGGCTTTTCATGCCAGGTGTGGGCCGGTTCAGCACGACATCACACGGCGTCGGCACAAGCTCATACCCTTCGCGGATGTTCTTGCAGAGCAGGTCAATATCGGCTTCTCTTTTCTCGATCTGGGCCTTAAAGGAGTCGGAAGCCTGCTTCTTCTCCTCCTCAAGGCGCTCCACGTCCGCGCGAACGCGGGCGATGGATTTGGCTTTCTCGAGCAGTTCCTCGTCGGTGAACTGCCGTTTGACTTCTTCGATGTGGGTAATCTGCCGAGGTTCGTTCATGATGCTCCTTTCAATGTCCGGTTGGTTCGTGGCTGCAAACCGTTCCCATTCGATTGCAGCGTCGAGGAAGCGGTCAACGCCGCCCGCTCTCGTCACGATCTGTTTCACGCTTTCCACTGCTTCGGTCTTTCAATCCCTAAACGCTTCAAGAGTCTTCGCAAGAGGCAAAGCTCCAGATTCGCCTTTAACCCTATCCTCGAGTTTTCGGACGCGGCGCGGGTCCAAAACTGTCGTAATCATCCCCAGAATCGAAGCGGTCGCGTTGAACCTCATCTTTTCTTGGGCATTAAGCCCGACGTAGTCGTGGACCCCCTGGGACACCCGGTTAAAGCTCCGTCGCGCCTTCCGCCGGATTGAGCACACATCTGCCTCGGCATTGCGAATCACCCCGATATCGTCTAGCCGCATCATTCCGACGTTTTTTACAGCGGCGAAGACTAATCCCTCCTTTTCGAGCATCTTGCGTGCGCTTTGCAGGGACCCGCGCGCCTGCTTCTGAGGATCGCGGCCGATCCGGGTCTGCATCTCGACATAAGTAACAATGCCTCGAATCTCGGTACTTCTCAGTAACTCGGCCAGCATCTTCGTGTCGATACTTGCTGTGAACGTCGGAGTGGTGATCATAAGAATCCTTGCCTTGCTTCGTCTGGCCGCGTGATGCCACGCCAAGCGGCGCACTGCGCTGCGGAGCCGGACGATGAGTCGCGGTGTCCGGTCGAGCGGTGTCGCGAGGCGAGTGGTCACGCCGGAAAAAAACGGAAGATTGCATGTATGAATGAACCTTGTGCTGCGTTGCCGGGTGTTGCGAAGCGCTGCGCTGCCGGATCGCGTCATGCCACGCCGGGTGGAGTGCTGCGCCGAGATGGTTAAAGAAGTAGTGCATATAAAGTCCCTCGTGATGCCTTGTCTCGCTGGGACCCGTCGAGCTCGGCCAAGCCGTGCCGCGCGAAGACCAGAGAAGTCCGGCGCAGCCGTGCTGTGACATGCAGAAGGTTAAGCGGCTGCATCGAGAGCGACGTCGAGCCACTCGATCCGATCAACCTTGAAACGACCGTAGAAACCATTCTTGGCGGGACGAAAGCGTCCGATGCCGATCACGCGACCGGCCCACGTAATGTGTTCAGTGAAAATCTCCTGGTTGATGATTTCGTCGAGGACGTAAACGAGCAGGACGCCACTCCAAGATGGGATAATGGGAAAGTTTCTCCAGACCCGAGTGCTACCGCCTCGCCTCCCATCTGCTGGAACGAATAGTCGCTCTTTCGCCACGTCCATAGCTTTAATCGGAAGCACGAGGGGATCAGCAATTAAGATCCCGGATTCAAATTTTGCTTTGAATGTAGCGCCTCTCTTGCCGGGAATTTTGATTTGCAGATACTGTGCCGATTCAGAGAGGCAGTTCTTAAAAGCCATTGGCGGGATGTAGACATACCCCTCTTCGTTCACGTGCATGCGATGCCGCCATGTGCGGAGGTCATAATCTTCGTGCGTTTCGCTACGTTCCTTGTCCACCTCGTAATGCCTTGATTGGCTGTAGACGGACGTTGATGTGAGATGTACTTTTGCGAGTTTCATGCTTACTCCCTTACAAGCTGAATCGTGGTTACTTACCAAAACCTCTCAGGCCCTCTCCAGGCTGTAGACACTCGGCGAGTTGCCGCAAGCCGCTTTCTGCCGTGCGAGCCACCACGTACACGCCGCCGAGCTCGCGAATCATGGCGCAAAAATTCTTCTGGGCTTCATTGAGCCGGTCTTTCCCGGCCTTAGTCTCGATCTCGAGGCGGCGCCCACTCGGGCCGATGATGCCGGAGAGATCTCCCTGCCCATTCACGCCGGCATTGAGAAACCGCTCCCGTCCTCCGGTGCCGAGGACTTTTGCCTTGACCCTGTTATTCCGCCAGAGCCGGATTGCAGGAAACCGCTCCGGGACCCGGATGAGTAACTCGGCGTTGAGTAAGCTCCCTGGGGTGCTCATGCGGACCTCATCCATTCCTTCGGCGGCCAGTGACCGAACACGATCTTGAAGCGGACCATCGGCCAGTTCGGCTTGTAGCCGCGCATCCGCGCAATCTGCCGGTACTCTTCGAACTTGGCCCGGCGCGTGTCCTCTCGCTGTTCTTGCTGCCACTGCTCGATAGCAGCTTGTTTCTGTTCTTCGCGGTACTCCTCGAGTTCGCCGCGCGCGGTGTCGATCCGGCGTTCAAACTTCGGAATCGGCGCGAGGCAGTAAGGACAGGCCGTGACTCCGGTTCTGAACGTCGCGAAACAACGTCTACAGGTCGTGATGCTGAGAACCGATTCGTTGCCGCTGTGCTGGATGGCTTTCCCTTCCAGCGACCACTGAATGTCGTCCTCAAAGAACGCGTTCAGGCGTCCGGTGTTATCAAAATGGTCCAGAACGTAAAAGTTGGTTTTTCTGCGGTGCGGACGGCTCGCGCGGCCGAGCATTTGGCGCCAGAGACCTTCGCTCGCTGTGGCGCGGGCTCCGATGATACAGGAACAACAAGGATGATCCCACCCATAGGCCACCAAACCAACATTCGCGACGATCGGAAGGGACCCATGGTCAAACTCACGCCACACGCGTTCCCGTTCCGCATCAGGGGTGTCAGCATCGACATAAGCACATGGAACTCCTGCACAACGAAATTTCTCGGCAATCTCGCTCGCATGATGCTGCGAGACGCCAAACGCAACCGTCTTGCGGTCCGACGCAAGCCGCTTCCATTGCTCCACAACATCGCCGACTAACTTCGGCTTGTCGCACACCTCCGCGAGTTGCTTCTTATTGAACTCGCCGGCTGTCTTGGCAACGCCGCTCAGATCCGGTGCGCCTTTCGGACGAAACACCACACTGGGAACGAGATAGCCGAGCGCAATGAGCTCCCGGACCGAGGAACCCTGCACCATGTAGTCGGCTATCTCCCCCAGACCGCGCCCGTCGAGGCGCACGGGCGTTGCGGTTCCGAGTAGCAGCTTTGCGTTGGGGTAGCGGTCAATGACCTTCTTCCAGGTATCCGAGACGGCAAAGTGCGCCTCATCGAGAATGAGCAAGTCCGCCGGCGGAGTATCTTCGCGCCGGTGAATCGTGTCAATACTTGCGACATGCACCGATAAGTGCGGCTTGCGGCGCGGGTCGTCAGACATGATGACGCCGTGCTCGATGCCGAGACGGTCCAAGCGCTGACTCATGTCATGCACGAGGTTGCGACGGTTCACCAGGAACACCACGCGTTTGCCGCGGCTCGTGACACCGTGAACTATAAAGGTGTATAACGTGCCCTTCCCGCTCCCGGTGGGCGACACCAGGAGTACGCTGCGATACTGCCGCATCGCTTCGCGCACGGCCGCCAGGTCGCGTTGCTGGTAAGGCCGCAAGGTCGGGCACGCCATCATCACGGTTAGTCTCCGGCTGGGCTCGAGACTGTGAGCGGATGATCACTCACGCTCGCGATAAGGAACTGCATGCCGGTGCTCTCGGCGTACTTCTGCGCCGTGTTGAGCAACGCTGTGCGCTTCTCAGAGTCGAAATGCTCGGCGTCATCGAGGACAACGAAACCGGCTTCTCCGTGCGCGAGAACAGCAATCCGCAGGCAAAACCGGATCTTTGCCTCTGTGTTCCAGCGGTTGAACGGAATGAGTTTGCCGTTCTCATTACGCAGTATCCGGCCATCCTGAATCAGAACGTCCTTGATGGGGAGACGGGACGCAACCGTCTCTTTGAGCGCGTCGAGCCGGTCTATCGCCTCGGTCAGAACCTTTGAAAACGCGCGGTTCTGCTCTGCGTCTTTTTTGGCCAATTCGAGCGATTTGCGGGTCCCTTCGGCCTGCGCTTGGTTCCGGGCCCGTTCTTTCGCGGTCCCGAGCTCCGCGACCACTGTGGTCAGGCGTGAGTTGACGTCGGCGCCAATCTGGTCGGCTTTTGCGTTGGCTTGCACCCGGATCTGCTCGATCTTCTTATTGAGTGCGTCGCCGGCTGCGCGGAGTGCCTGCTCGTATTCGTCCTGTGCCTTCTCTTTGTCCGCTTCGAACTCTTTTCGGAGTTGGCCGACCCTTTTCTGACGTTCGGTTTCAAGCTCGCTTTTCTGCGATTCGAGCCGCTCAACTACTTCCGTCCAGTCGTGGCCCTCGGGCGCCGCGGGAGGCAGTGTCTTCTCGAGCTCTGCCGCGTGCTTTTCCTTCGCATCCGCGCTAACGTTCCAGTCCCGGCGCCGGTCATAACACTCTTTGCGGAGTTTCGCTATCCGATCAAGCGCCGTCCCGCCCGTAGGGACAGAAATATCGGCTCCGCCGAGCGCATCCTTGATCTCCTGGTCGCTACAGTCCATGGGCATGACCCGGAGCAGCGTTTCGACCTGCTTTTCCTCCGGCAGTTCCAAGAACGCAACCGGGTCATAGCTGATGGCGTTCGCCATGGCATCGATTTGCTCGCGCGAGACGACAAAACGCTTACTGCCGGGCGCACGCCACGAGCGGACCGTCTCATTCCGTTCCCGGCTGGCCTTGCACTTCACTGCGGCGCCGTTGTCGAGCTCAATCAGAATCTCGCCTTCCTTTTCGTCGCCATGGATCATGTCTTCGTCGTGGCCGCGGCCGAACGCGTACCGGATCGAATCGAGCAGCGAGCTTTTCCCTTGCCCGTTTTTGCCCTGAATCAGCGCGACGCTCGGCAGTTTGGTTTCAAACGAGGCGAACCCCGCCATATTGGTGATCGTGATAGAAGCGAGTCGCATTAGAACAAGTCACCATCCTTTGGTCCGGCTGGCGGAGGTGCTTGCGGAGGCGGCGGCGTGGTTGCAGGCTCTTCGTCCACCTTCTTATTCGCCGTCCGGCGTTGCTGCAACTTATCGGCGAGATCTTGCGTTTTCGCGTTGGTCGCGTTCGCCGCGGAAGCAGATGGCCCGGAGGGATTGGCTGCGGGTGACTGGGGAGTTTGAGGAGCAGACTCCTCCGCAGGTCCCTCCGGATAAAACTCGTCCGACATCGCTTGCGCGCTGAAGGGCGTGTCTTCGTCGTCTTCGACGTAAGCAGGTTCGGCTGAAGCTTCGATCATCCGGCGCGGCGGCGTCGGCTCGGCAATTTGCCGGAACTTCCACGCCTGTTCGATGAGGTTCTTGCGCAGTGACTCTATGTCTTCGGCTCGGAACTCGAGGCTGACTCCATACTGCGTCGCCGGCTGCCCGTTGTGTTTCGTCTTGTAGGCCCGGAGGACCATTTTGAGAGGAATTCCAGCAAGGCGGCCTCCAGTGAGGGCTTTAATTCGCTCAATGCTGCTAAAGATCTGGGTGATGGACCGGATTCCAGACGTATGAAAATATGCAGTCCCACCGACACGTATGTTTTTCGCCAGTTGAAACTTGAGATCTCCGCCTGGGTGACATGGACTCGGAAGGGTGCGTCCCCGGTCGTCGACGGACTCTTGACTGAAGGGGCATCCGCAGGTCCAGCACCCGTCGATGATGGGGAAATGTTTTTCGCCACGCTGTTTCGCCTCCTCTACTAACTGTTTGTCCTGCGCCGTGTCCGCCATCGACAACACGCGCATTGCGTTGACGCCGTCGCCTTTACACTTCAGTTCCGACGAGCTCCACATCTGGTAAGCGCCGTTGAACGGGTTGTCATCGAGAAAGACAACGTCAATCTCGGTCGGCATGATGCCGTGCGCCTCGATCGCTTCAAAGTCGGGTTCAAAAATCTCCGTGCCGTCCTGTTGCAACACGGGCCGCGTGAAAGTGAAAAACCCGATCTTGCGCGGGTAGTTCACCATCTCGGCTTTCGCGTAGTTGTCGTGGTAGAACTGTTCGGCTTCTTTGCGGGTCTTGAGCTTCCCGACCGTTTTGAATTCGATCTTGTTGTCACCCTTGACGGCCATGCGGAAGTACCAGAGACCGTCGTTGTGAATCCAGCAATTCAGTCCCCGGCCGCGCGGTAGACCAATACCCACCTTCAAAATTTTTGCTTCCCGCAAAATGAGGCTCCCATCCGGTTCGTGCGTAATGCCGAACATCACTCCAGGGATGGGCCGCTTACCTGCTATCTGCAACATTTATACGCGCTCCTCATAGATCTCGATCAATCTCTCTTCCTGTTCATCGGTGATCCATGACTCCGCTTTCCAGCGACGACGGACCGACTCCATAAACTTCTGTTCCTCTTCCGTCAGGTCCTTGCCGTCGCCGGTGAGGCTGTCAATCATGGACTGAATCACGTTTTTCGGTTCGGTCATCAGTAAACTCGCAGTGGCCTTGATTCGACTGCTTTTTTAAAGGTGTCCGCGGGTAGAAATTCCTGCTCGAACTTGTGCTTCGCCTGCCAGAGTTCGGGATGTTTCGCAATGGCATCGATCAGCATGTTCCGTAAACGGTCGTGCTCGGATGCGAGGAAAGCGAAATCGCCTCGCATGGCAACCTGCGGACGGAAGTACACCTTATGTCCGGCCACCTCGAGTTGCTCGCGAGCGCCGATGCGGGTCTTGAGCTCTTCCTTGGCGTCCTCGACCAACTGTTCCGCTTCGTCCAGGAGCTTTTTACGCTCGAGGTACTCGGTCAGCAATGGGCGCAGTGTTTCATCGCGCTCCAGGCCCTTATTGCTACCGGCCTCGACCTGGATGAGCGCAGCACCTTGGCAGGATTTGCGGTATTGGCACTTTTGGCAGCGGCTATCATCCGGCTCGAGACGGTCCGGGATATCACCGCTTTGGACTTGCCGCCAGAATGCGCGGTCTTCCGCGACGATCAGATCCGCCAGAACACTGTCGCGGTCGACGTCCCAGTGCAGCAGTTCGCCGCTATCGCGCGAGCCAATGCCGTACGAGCCCCATGGCGTTCCCGCGACTACCATGCCGTGCTGTAGCTGCAGGATGTAATCTTCCGGCAATCCCTCGCGCTTGATCTTGTAGAACACCGCGCGGCCCACGGCTTTGAGCTCGAGCACGCCTGGCTGATCGCGGTTGCTGTCATCGACCATGCGGTCGACATTCACCCGCAATTCCGGATATTCGGGATGAATGAGCGGCTCGGGCCGGACATCGACGAGGCGGCCTGTCATCTGCGCGTACTTCTCCCCGAAGAAAGGCTCGAGATAAGCGCCGAGCGCTATCGCGTCGTTCTCCGGCTCCGGATAATCTGGCGGGACGTTGCGCTTGTCATAGAACAGCCTGCGCCGGCATCCGTATCCGACGTTGAAGACGGAAGCAACGTCCGAGCCTCCAACGCCTTTCTTCCGCTCGGCGAGAAAAACGGAGCGATCAATTTGGGGCTTCTCGTTCATCATTTAGCGTGCGACTGCCTTTGATGGGGGTTTGCGGTCCGGGTTGCTCTCGCGATGTTGCCGGACGAAGTTCACGAGGGCCCTGCGCATGATGGCGGACCGGGTTTGTTCTTCCTCGATAGAGATCTTGTCGATCTCATCCACCAAGTCCACCTTGAGCTTGAGGCTTATGTTGAGCTTTTCATTGTTTGCTGCGGCCACCGTGCTACCTCCTATTACTAAGTAGTCATACTGACTGTAATCGTACTACGGGTACGAACTGAGGCAACCAGCAAAACTTCAGGTCTTTTTGGTTGCTCGGGGACGGCGCCGCAACGGGCAGGAGGGCACACATTTCCTGTGTGCTTCCAGAGACGGAAGCGCTGCGTGAGGTCAGCGCAACTGTGTTATATTGCCTTCAGTTTCGCGACTAGTCTCGTACTAGCCGGACTAGTGCGCTACGTATTACTTATAAGACTAGTCCGACACTAGTTCAAGGTTTTTGTTTCAATTGCGCGAAGGTTTGGGTGGACGTCAAGCTGGGATGAAACGCGGTGGTGGTGGACTCAATAAAAGAAAGAAAGCTCAGGCCGACGAGGTTGAGCAGATTTCTTTCAAGCTTCTAGGAAAAGAAGCTCGCTTGAAACAGCGGTTCCTCGAAATGCTGCAGCGACGTGGCTCCAGCATGCGGGACCGGCTGATTGCTTATATGTATTTCGACGTGAAGCACGACGGCGAGGTAGTGATGATGCCCTTGCGTGCGCACGATTCGGAATCCACAGATTTTCCACAAGATTTCGACAAGTATCTAGGAGGACTAGGTGAAGTTACCATGGAATCACCCAGTCACGAGTGCTACAGTCAACTGGCAATTATTCTGGACCAAGCCCCGGAAGATATCCGGGACTTAGTTACTAGGACGATCGAGAAATTTGCACAAGTCACCGTCCAACATAGACTTTTTGACGAAAACATAGATGGGCGAGACAAAGAGAGGGACATCCGCCAGCCTCGGCCGGATAGACCTAAGCACCTGCCAGGAGATCGCGACGTTGCTCGGCGAACTGGCACTGTTAAAAACCAGAGCCATCTGGGTGGAGAGACAGGTTAGAAACCTGTTGAAGGAGCTTGGGGCTCGAGCCCCATGTAAAAAGCCGGTTCTCCCGGAGCGGGGAAAAGCCACAAAACGGCATCGGGAGTCCGCTTAGATGTGACGTTTAATCCGTAGCTGTCTTGTCCGTCGACGTTCCGTCCGTGGTGTTTCGGCAGTAATTCCTATAGGATGCGTCCTTCATGGGACGTAAACACGCCACCAAGTCGGCCAAGTCGACCAAGGCCATTAACGAAGCATTCGGAAAGGCTCTCCGAATGCTTCGCGAATCAAAGCAGTGGTCGCAGGAGGAATTTGCCCGGCAATGCGAGCTCGACCGCACTTACATTTCCCTCATTGAGCGGGGGAAGCAAAGCCCCACACTAAGAAATGTTCAAATATTTTGCCGTGGATTGGATATCTCGCTGGTCGAGCTATTCGCGCTGGTTGAAAAGAACCTGCCGCACGACAAATATCACTGCACTTCCGCCGGCACTGCGAAGTCGGGCCGATGAACCAGAGGCGGAGTTCGGAAGTGGAGTTTGTTGGCTAAGTCACGCGTATCAGCATCCCAGAGAAAGGGCTTGCGCCAAGCCTTAGAGAGCTTCTCCCGCATGATGCCCTCCACGTGTTTCCGTTCTTCCGGACTTGCGGCATCGTACGCCTTGAGCGCGGTGTAAAGGCCATCGCCCGAGACGGGCAGGCTCTTGAACGCGGCAGCCAGTGTGTTCTGGTGCGCACGGGAGACGATGCTCTTCACGTCCGCAGAAGTCAGCGTTCCGTCCCGGATCGCGCTCTGTGCGATCTGCCGAACTTTATTCATGTCGCCGGACTTCGTCGCAAGGAACAGTTGCGCCCTCGCGCGAGAGTGTTCCGTCGGTGCCGGGGTGACTTGTGCCCGCTGTTCCTGCTGGAACTGCGCGATGATCTTTTCGGCTTTGCTCATCCCAACGTCGCGCCCGGCCGGCATGATGCCGACGAGCGGCAACGCGGTTTTCGCAAGGGACTGTCCTCGCTCGAGGTTCTTTTTGACACCTTGCACAGAATAGGGCGTTACGAAGCTGCCCAGATAATTGCCGAGTCCGACGCCGCCGTGGCCGATAATCTTTTCATTGCGATAGGTCCGGTTGCGCGCCAAGCCGCCCACAATACTGAGCAGTGGAGCGGACTTCGCAACCAGTGTCGCGGTCGGCTTGGTGAGGTAAGAGTAAACGTCCTTTGCCAAGTAGGTCGGCAAAACGATGCGGCTGGGCTGGCCGTCCTCGGTGATTCCGCCGTCCCGCGGCATGACGTAATCCATGAGCTCATCCGGACGTTGGCCGCTCAAGAGCCAACTGACGACGGCATTGATGACTGCGCCGCCAAGCAGCAGAGCGATGAGAAACGCCGTCCGGTCCGTGAACTCGACCGGTTTGCCGCGTGCCCCGTCGCCAATCATCTTCAGAGCATCGTAGACGCCGCCGCCAAGCTCGCGAACGCTTCCAATATTCCATCCAGGCCGCCCGACTCCGGCATTCATCAGGTTCCGGACAATGCCGTTCATGAACAGGTTCTTCTGCGAGAGTTGACCAAACCGGTTATCGATGGAGTCCCAGATTTTGCCGAACCGTTCGCGTGCTTCGTCCAGGGTCATGTCCGGACGTTGTTCGAGCTCAAGTTGCGCCCGTCGTGCGAACGCGCCGAGTTTCACGCGTGGAACCAAGTACTCCATAATCGGCTTCATGATCTGTTCCATGGCCGCAAAGGGTGCCCGGATACTCGTGCCGAAGATGCGCCGGAGGAAATTGCCCTGCCGGTTCCAAGCGTTCTTCATCCCTTGCGTCCAGTTCGTCGCGTAATAGAGATCCTGCCGGGCACGGCCGCCGCCCTTCTTGAGCGCGTCGACAATGGCGTAGGTCATCGGGTCCGGAGCCTGCTCCGTGCCATCCCAGACCTTCTGCAGTTTCGTCCCACTCAAAAAATCACTTGTCACGGAAGCGAAGGGCGTAAAGCCGCGGACTATCGCCTTTCCGGCCTCGATGGGCTTGGCGGCTGCGAGTTGCTTTAAGCCGAGCGCTATATCAGAGAACGAGGAATTGAGCGCCGTTGTCAGACCGTGATACCAACTTGCGCTCAGTTCGATCATGTTGAGCGTGTTGTTCGCATCGCGCCACAGCTTGAAGGCGTCGAGTTGGATACCGGGCGAGAGGTGATTATTGATGACCCGCGCCAGTGGTTCGGCGGCCCAGTAGCGCCCCATCTCGCGCCGGCCGAACACGCGAACATAACTCGGCGAGACGACGTCGTTGATGTGTTTGCTGGTGTGCTCCCAGTCGGCTTGCGCGATCTCGAAGTCTTCCGGGTCCTCGTAATCTTGTGGCCTCGGAGCCGGGATATCGATCTTCACTGCGCCACGTTTCGGACCGAAAACAGTAAAGATTCGGTCGTCGATGGGCGCTAATCCCTGAGCCCGCGCCTGCCGTTCGCCGCCCGCGCGGACATAGGCAATGCGTCCCTCGCTCTGGAGTTCGTCAAAGACCAAGTGCGCCGTGATGGATTTATCCATTTGCGCGAGCTTCGACAAAATGAAGTCGACCGGATTGTCGAACTTCGCCTCGAGCGTAAAGTCCGGATCTTCGAGAGCTTCCTTGAGCGTCGGGTATTTGCGCTGCTTCTTGAACGCCTCCGACCCGGCTATGGGACGTTTTTGCAGCCATCCCTGAACCCAGTCCGCCGCCTGGTCCGGCTTCTTGTACTCGTGCGGCAGGTAATTCTCGATGTACGCGCGGAGAATGCCGAGATCCTGGAGTTCCTGATACCGGCCATCGAACATCTTGCGAGCCACGTCCGCGAAAGCTCTCTCGATGGGCGATAACTTGGCTGTCTGGCCCGTCTCGATCGCGTCGTAAACGTCGAGACCATAGACGCCGTGCTTCTTTACACCGCTCTTATAGAAGTAGTCCTTGAAAGTCTTGAGCGCATTGTAGGCACGGTCCCGCCGCTGGTCCTGCTCGGACATCATCTCGCGCAACATTCCGGTGCCCTTGCGTGCCGGTTCGCCGCGGGTTTGCGGCGCGGTGAGGCTCTGGATGTCATCGAGAGACTTGGCCAAGCGCTGTGCCGCGGATTTAAATACAGGCGCGATGTCCTCGGAGAACAGTTCATGCAGGTCGCCGGCGAACTTCTGCAGCTTTGCCAGATCCTGCGGCGCCAGGATGATCGACCCGCGCTCTCCTTCGCTCCGGCGAACCAGCAAGGGACCTTTGCCGTGCTCGAGCGAGACTTCCCCCTCGCCACGCTCGACGTACCACTCATCCGGGTCCGCGTTGAGCCGCTCTTTCGACTGCTCGGGCGTCTCCGCCGGCGGAGTCCACTTATTGTTGAAGTCCCTCGCCTTGTCCTGAAACCCCGCAGGCATCTTCGTCCAGTTCCAGTCGAGTGATGCAGCCGCCTTCCGGGCGTAATCGACGGCATGCCAATCGGTCCGCAAGCCGCCGCGAATCAGTAATCCGCTCGGGATGTGCTGCACGTTCCATGTGGGTCCGGCGCCGCGGTAAGCCGGTTTCTCTTCCGAAACGCCAAGTTCCGGAGTGACTATGTTTCCTTTGACGGTGAAGCGCGAGCCGTTGGATGATGAACCCTGCCACTTGCGCTGCGGAAGCCACTTCGCATGTATGGACGCGTTCGGGTCCTGCAGGAACTTATAGAGCGGGTTAGAGGGGTTTGTCTGCGCCTCTTCGGCGGCCCGCAATGCTGCTTTGTCATCGCCGGTTTCGCCGAGCTTCATTGCGAGCTCCGCCTGCCGGCGCTTCATTTGGGCGAGCTTTTCTTCCTGTGGAAATGCGTCTCCGTACTTACTTTCTAGCTCCGTCTGCTTTTTCGTGAACCGGCGCAGTTCGTCCCGCTGATGCTTCAGCAGGTCATTGAACTCGACCTGCCGCTTCATCGTGTCCATGATGGCTTCGGAGGTTTCCTTCGAACCATAGGGGGACGAAATGGCATAAGTGCCGGACGACGCTTTGAGACGCGCACCCGGCGTGGTGTAGATCGCAATGTGGTTCGTAGCGCTGCGCCAAGGTATCTCGGACGCCTCGCCTTTGGTCTTCTCCCAGTCCGCGTGCACCTTCTCGGCGTCTTCCCGGCTGAGTTCCTTAGTCTTGATCTCCTCCGGCATATAGCGGTTGTTCCGCATGTCGGCGACATCGTTATAACCTTGGAGCTCGTAGTACATCACCTTCTTGTCAGGAAGCTGCACGCGCACGAAGCTGCGCGCCTTGCGGCCTTTCTCGGTGCGTCCTTCAATGCTGTTCGTGCGTGCGATGGTCTGGAGCTCAAAGCCGCGGTACGTGGCGTCGATGGTTCTGCCGTCCTGGGCGACCGGGCCCATGGAGTCGAGCAGTTGGAAGAGTGCCTCGCCGCCCTTGCTGCGCATCTCATTGCCCGAAAACCGCTGTCCGGCGACAATCATGTCCGGATTTGCGTCGCGTGTGGCGATGTCCTCTTCGTACTCCTGAATGCGCTCTTTCGTGGCCCGAATGGTCGCGGGAAGCGTGGCCATTTGCTGCGCGATAGCGCTCTGTTCACTGAGAAATGCGCCGCGCATGACGTCGAGCTTGTGGATGTCCTGGTCGAGGATGATCTTTTCCCGGATCTCCGGGTTGCCGGACGAGATCGCTTTCGCCTGCTCATAACTGAGCACCAGGGGCGAGAGCTCGTCGACGTCATCCATGTTCGGGTCGCCTTCCATTAACTGCTCGATCGGCGCCGCTTTGCTCGAGAGCGTTTCCCACATGAACGCGTCGAAACTGCCCTCGGTCATGTAGCGATACAAGCGAACCGATTTGATGTGGCCGTTATCGTAGAGCCAGTTTCCCTGCCGCACAATGCGACCGTCGCGTTGCTGCATGTCGCGAGGCCGCCAGGGAGCGTCAAGGTGATGCAAGGCAACCAGTAGCCGCTGGACGTTCGTCCCGGCACCCATCTTCTCCGTACTACCCAATAAGACCCGGAGCTTGCCGGAGTTCATCCGGTCGAACATATCCTGCTTCTGCGCGTCCGTTTTGGCGTCCTGCGCAAAGGCAATTTCGTCTGCTGGGATACCGCTCTTCACGAGCTTCTTTTTGATGTCCTCGTACACCGAGGCGCGTTCGCGCGACTCCTCGGCCGTTTCGGCTTCTTCTTCCTCCTCTTCTTCTTTGCCGCCGAACGGGTCCTCTTCGTCCGCTTCGGCTGCGGGTTTGTTTGCGATCTCGAGCGCGGGCTTGGCTTTTACCTTCTCGCTCTTCGGCGTCCCGAGGTCGAGAAATACAAGCTGCGTTCCCTTGAGGTCTTTGAACTCGTTGTAGACGTCGAGAATCTGCTTAACTGCCAAGTTCGGCTTGCTCTTCGGGTCATCGGGCAGGCTGGGCCGGACTAACCGCATGTCGAGCGAGGCTTTGCGACCGTCGCTCGAGATTTTGAGCATGTTGTCCTGCTCGGGTTCCACCTCGCCCGCGCGGACCGCGTCCGCACGCTCGCCGATGTGCAGAACGTATTCCTTCAGCGCGTCCGATGCCGGCGCAACAATGTCGACGTAGCCGCCCTTGTAAACGGCAGGCGTCGGTAGATTCAATTGCTTCGCGGTTCGGATGTCCGCCACAAGGCGGAACATGGCCATCATCTGTGCCGCGTTCTTGAACTTACTGAAGCGGGTGCGCTGGATGAAGCGGCCGCCCTCGGGTGCGACCTCCATCTGGGTGCGCGTTTCGCCGAATGTTTTGGCCCATGCGTCGAACTGGTCGAACCCTTCGCGCTCGAGGTAGTTCGGCATCAGATACCGCATCATCGTCCAGATCTCGGCGATGGAGTTACTCACTGGCGTTCCGGTCGCAAACACAACACCTTTGTCGCCGCCGTGCAAGCCGGACACGAAGCGGGTCTTGAGCAACATATCCGTCGCGCGGTCGCTATCGGTGTTCGGCAAACCAGCGATACGGTCCATTTGTGTCATGTAGCCGAGGTTCTTGAACAGGTCCGCCTCGTCCACAAAAATCTGATCGACGCCGAGTTCTTCAAACGTGAGCCCGGTGTCCTTGGACTCTTTCTTTAGCCGCTTCTCGAGCTTCGCCTCGAGCGAGGCTTTACGGCGATACAGTTGCTTGATGGTCGGGTTCTGCCGCGCGTCCTTGTCGGACATGCCCGCGCGTGCGGCGTCGATCGCCTCTTCGATCTCACTGAGTTGCTCTTCAACGAAGTTCTTGTACGTCTCCGGCTTGACGCCGAGTTTCTCAAAGCTCTTATGCCCGACGATAACCGCGTCATAGTTGCCGGACGCGATACGCGCCATGAGCCGCTGGCGGTTCTGCTTCTCGAAGTCCTTCTTTGTGGGCACCAGGATTTGCGCACCTGGATAAGCGCGCATCCAATCGTCGGCCCACTGCTGTACGAGATGGTTCGGGACGGCTACCAATGGCTTCTTACGCATGCCGAGACGGCGCAACTCCATCGCCGCCATAATCATCTCGAGCGTCTTCCCGGCTCCGACGACGTGGGCATAGAGCGTGTTCCCTGATTGGATGGTGCGCCAGACGGCATTCTGCTGATGCGGCTCCGGCTTCCCAGACCGTAGCCACGAGGTATTGAGACCGGGGAACGTGAGGTGCGAGCCGTCATACTCGCGCAACCGCAGATTATTCACCTCAATGTTGAACTTCTGCTCGAGCCGCTGTGACCGCTCCGGATCGCGCCACAACCAGTTCGTAAACGCATCCTTGAGTTTCTGCTGCTTCTCGACAGCTTTGATGGTCTCGTCGGGATTCTTGACGGTACGCTCGTTGCCGTCCATGTCCGTATAAGTGTCACGCGCAACCGGACTCTGGCCGTTCAATGCTTTCTCGAACAAGTCGATGCCGTCGAAGTAAGCCGTTCCGAACTCGGTTGTATTCGCTACGCCGTGGTCGCTGAAATGCGGACTGGTATTAACGCCAAAAGTACCCGTCTGCACGATGTAGTTCACAGCCTGACTGGCGGGTCGTTCCGGGGAGCCCATCGCGCCCTCGACGCGCAGAACCTCGTGCGCGAACCGTGAATAGTCGGTGTCCGGTATCCACGTAGCGCCGAGCGAAGCTTTAATCTTGCCGGCTGGTTTCCAGGCAGGCTGAACCTTCTCGAGCGCTTCGACGTTCGCCTGAAACTCGGGATGCTCTTCTGCGATGAACTTCGCATCCGCTAGTTTCTGCCGGACATTGCCCGAAAGATACTCGTCCTGAGTCTCCCATTTATTGCTCGTGGGGTTGCGGAAGATCTTGCCCGTGAGCTCCTTCTGCAGCGTTGCCGGGTCGCGTCCGGTCAACTCCTGCATCCGGTCCCAGTCCATGCGCCCGAGCTCATTCAGGCTGACGGCGAGCGCTTCGGCCGCAGTGTCAACACGCTCGATACGCTGGGGCTTCTGAATGGTGCGGCCATGGAAGATCGGTCGCGTCTTCGCGATGACATAGCGGTCCTTGCCGTGAGTAAGAACAACTTGTTTGCCGTCCTTCGAGACGCTCCACTTCCCCTTGTCCTTCGCCGCCTTGGGGGCGTCCCGATAGGCATCTTTGTTGAAATCTTCGAGTAGTCCGGAAACGACTGGCCAATCCGGATCTTGCGCAAACACTAAAGCATTGCCGAGCAGACCGACGGGCCCATACTCGGCGACAAAGCCCGCGTATTCCTTATTCAGGTCCGCGCGGGCCTTTGTGACCTCTTCCTCCGGCATGTCGAGCCGCTGAGTGCGAATGACCTCGCGAGCCATCCCCCGGAGTTCGATCAGGCCGCGCATACGGTCGAGTTTCTTCCCCTTGAAGGTGACCGGCTTAAACACTCCGCCTTGACGCTGAACGACTGCACCGTTGACGATGCCGAACTGATGATCTTTGATATGACTCGCGTCCGGATAGTTCTCGACTAACTCGTCGTTCGCTCCGGTGTGTCCTGCGGTCCAGTCCGGCATGACGTTAGCCGGGAGCCGATTAAACAGGTCCTTCAGCTTGTCCATGCTGAACTCGCCGAAGAGTTCTGGATAGCCGCGAGCGTACTGCGTTCCCGGCCTCATCTCGCCCATCATCATTTCCGGATGAGCGTGGAAATACTCATTGACGTTGACCAACTCTCCGCCCGGCATGGTGAGCTTTGGAGATTCGAGCCACTTGTTATCGGTCAGCGGAACTTCGCCGGGCATCCGCTTGCGGAGTGCGATGATGTCGACCGTGACGCTGGTGCCGGCATTCTCTTGAAACGTGTCGCGCGGTAAGCGAATGGCGCCGAGTAATTCGGCCCGTTCATTCATCCACTTCCGGAACCCTTGGTTCTGACCGTCCATGGTGTACCGCGACGTGATGGCGAACATAATGCCGCCCGGCCGCAGTTTGTCCATGGTCTTCGCGAAGAAGTAGTTATGAACGTTCTTTGTGAGGAAAGGTTGCCGTTTGTAAGCCGGGTCCACGACCGGATGATTTGCGAACGGGACATTGCCGATCGCCGCATCGAAGTAGTTGTCCGGCAGATTCGTTTCCTGGTAACCCTTCACAAGGACGTTGCTGCCTGGGAACAGAGCGCGGGACATAGCGCCGGTCATAACGTCGAGCTCTACACCCGTGCGCGAGGTGCCCGGCATCAGGTCCTCGGGCATCATCATGAAGAAGTTGCCGATACCCATGCCGGGTTCGATGACGCTCTGGCCGGCGTGGAAGCCCATGCGTTTCAGCGCATCCCACATAGCCGCTGCGATATCGCGCCGGGTATAGTGCGCGTTCTGAGTGGAAGCCTCAGCCGCCCGCAGTTCTTCGCGGCTTAGTAACCCGTGCAGGTCTTCGCGCAGTCCGGCCCACTCGCGCTTATAGCCGGTGAAGATGCCTTGTGCGATCTCGGACATGCCCCACCCGACGAACTTTGCAATCTTCTGCTGTTCCTCGAGCGTAGCCGCGCGGTTGCCCTCGGCAATGATCTGTTTGATGGTACGGATGGCCTCGAGGTTCGCTCGAGCGCGGGTCTTTGCGCCGCTGTTTTCGATTGCGGCTGCTTCTTCGACGGTTAGCCGGAAGTCTCCGGAGAGGTTATTGGTTGGAGTTGGCTCGGCCTGAACGTCAGAGGCGCGGGTTCCTCCGGCAGGAGATACCACTCCCGGTACGCGATCTCCTGCGCCCGGTCGTACGGCATGTTGTTCGGGCTCGACGTGAGTGTCTGCATGAGGTCCAGCGTGTTCACCGCCGCCGCCCAGACCGCCTGGTAGAGTTTCCCCTCCTTCTCCAGGTCCGCGCACATCTTGGGCCGGAATTCCTTCCAGTGCTCGAGGACCTTCTCCGCGAACGGGCTCTCTTCCACCTCGTTCCGTGCCTGCTGTTCCGGCGTCACTGGGTTCCTCCGCTTCTATTTTCTCAGGGGCTTCAATATCCCGTGGTCTGGCGAGGTCTACGGCGGGTTCAGGCGCGGGTGCCTCTGCGTTCGTCAGCAGGTTGAGAGGGACAGTGTAGACCTTGCCAATGGGATGGTATCCGGGGATCTTCATCCCCTCATCACCTTTCACCCTGGCAGTTCCGTCCTCCTGGTCGATGCCGCGGATGGTTCCGGTGACCACGTCGCCATTCGTCCGGGTCCACTGAACGCGGTCGCCTTCCTTGAACTCTGGCGCGGCGGCTTCTGATTCCTGCGGTGCTGCCTCGATCGCGTGCGGCGTGCCGAGGTCCTGGGGTTCTGTAGGCTCCGGTGTAGGCGCTATCTCCGTGGTTTGTGCTCTCGGGAAGTCGTCCCTCTCGGGTCTTGGACCGGCCGCGCGCCACGCCTCGTGGTTTATCTTTGCCGTAGTCCAGTCAGGATGCTCAGCGTTTAGACGCCGTGCGTGTTCGCCAACCGACTCACCCCAGACACGTTTTGCCGCCTCCCAAGCATCCCAATCCCATTTCAGATAGTTTGCGTATCCTTCTCGCGCATTACGCTCTACCTCTTCGTCGCTTATCCGCTTGCCTTCTTGTCGGTCAGCATCCTTGGAGGCAAATTCAGTGAGATACTCCTCGTCAGGTTCGATACCCTTGGCGCGAGCATCCTGTTGTCGAGACAAATACGCACGCTGGTAAGCCGCGTTCCAGCGCTTCAGTTGGTCATTTTGTGCCTCAATCTCATCGTTCTTAAAAGTATCGAAGGTTAAGACTGGCAACTTGCCAGATGGCGCTTCAACCTTAGCTGACGGCACCTCAACTTGACTTGACGGCTGCGCTTCCCGTGCCTGCGCTCCGACCTCCTGCGGTCGAGCGAGGTCTTCGGGCAGCGGTGCGGCTGGTGCTGGGATATGGCGCCCGACCAAGTCCCGCATCGCCGTCTGAAAATTTTGATCGCGCGGAATTTGCGAATATTCTTGCGCGAACGTTCTAAATTCCTCCGGAGTCTTCAGACCGCCGCGGTCGCGAACCATCTTGGCCGCTTGTAGAACCGCACTGGGAGCACCCGCCTCCGTAACGTCGCCGGCTAGGACCTTTTGCCAAAGCGAGTCGTACATATTCCCGGTGATGGCGCTCGCCATCTCGCCGCCAGCTTTATCGAGCCCGGTCTGACTAAGGCGTGGCGCCGCAACCTGGGTTGCTGGCGTTTCAACTGGGGTTGTAGTCTGCTCGACCGGCTGTGGCGCGGCAAGATCCTGGGGAGCGGGGGCCGGAGTTACGGTGGGTGGTGCCTCCGGTTGTTGCCTCTCTCCCAGGACCTGCTCCGGCGACTCCACGCTGACGCTGCCGCCCGGTGGAGTCAGATTCTGCGTCGCCTGAACGGTCTTCTCGAAGTGCTCGGGATCTGTGACCGTGCTCTGGACTTCTGTGCCGTACGGAGCTCGCCCGACAACGGTAATTTCCTGCCCTGGTGTGATCTCGGACTTGTCCGGCGAACCGAGGCCGACACTCGCATCGCCTAGCAACTCATGGAGGGTATTATTCGCCGCGGCACGCCGGATCTCCCCGCGCGTAATGAGATCGTCCCGGTAGACGTAGATGTTGCCGAACGGGTCATGCGTGGTCGCAGTTCCCGGCGGATACTGGGTCGGCATCGGGCCGCCCTTTGGAAACATAACAACGCGCCGCTGCCCGGTCGCCAACTGCCCCAATTGAGCATTCAGGGTGTCCGGCGATTCCGGAACCGTTTGGACCGCGGCCGTCGGCGGATTCGGTGTTGCCGGCGAGACTCTTTCTGATTTGGTGATCGGCGGAGGCTCTGGTTTTTCTGCGAGTGGCTCCTCCGGTGAGCCTGCTGCCGGGGTTGCTTTAGGTCCCTTGGTTCCCGGCTCGAATCCGTGCATCGCCGCAGACGGAGCGGTGGGGATTTGCGTACCGGCATGCTGCTCGATGAACGACCGCGCCTCATCAAACGAGCCCTTGAAGACCACTTGGGGCTCGAGGGGCGGTCGCTGTCCCAATGCCTCGGTCGTTAGTCTTTCCGATTCCAGCGCGATCTGAACAAAATCCCAATCCGGATGTTCGTCGGATAAGTTCCTTCGATTGACTAAATCGAGCTGGTGCCAAGCCGGCAGGTCTCCCTGTTGGTGCACTATATAGTTGCCCTCTGGGTCCGGGCCTTGAATGGAGTACCTTGGGGCAGTCAGGTCTGGTGCTACGCCGGCACCCTTCGTTGGATGCTCGCCCAGTTCCTCCTCAAATCCTGCAAACGGATCTATCCGGCTCGCCTGGGCATTCCGGATGAGTTGGATCTTGTTAGCAACAGCCGCTTGCCGCTGAATCAATTGGTCGCGCTTGCGCGGATTCCTAATCTCGTTCGGGTCACGTTGCAGTAGAGTTAGTTCTTCGGGGGTGAGATAGTCCTCGGGCTGGCTGGCTCCGGGTCGCGCCTGCTCGGCTGTTTGCGCCAATGGACCAGTCCCTCTACCCGCCTGCTGCTCCGCCCATTGCTGCATTTGCTCTGGCAGGATGGCGCCCGGCGCATGCTCCGGCAGCACCGGAGTTGCGCCCTTGGAGCGTATCCAGGACAAGATGTCGCTCGGCTTCCCGGTAAACACGTTTTTGCCAGTCTCGTCCGTCAGTTGGAAAAGTGGACTCCCGCGGCGGTCCCCTCCACCCGCTCCCAGCGTGACTTGGCTACCGTCCGGCAGGCTATAGCGCTGCTCGACGCCCTGCAGTATGCGATCAGCAAGGTCTGCGCCGAGTTGCTGCCGTTCACGCATATCGCCAATCTGTTGCCAGCGCTCCGCGGCCTCGGCCTTTATTTGTGCGTATCGCTGGATGCGATTTCGTAATGCAATCTCGCCAGTTCCCCAGAGTGCAGGGAGCATGCCGATGAGTTGGCCGGTTTCCTGCGCATCCTCGTCATTCATTCCGGCGCGCTTGGCCGTGTAGGTCGAGAGGTCAGACACCCCCTGAGACAATCCCCACCAGCCAGCAGCCATAGGGATATCGGCAGCGCCCAAACCCGCGAGCGCCGGGGTCGCAGCCTCGAACGCGCCCAAGCCGATCTTTCCGGCGCCGCGCCATTTCTCTTTCGCTTCCGGCTGGGCCATCTGCTCGATGCCGCTGGCGATTTGTTGCCCGCCGAGGAGCGGGGCATCGAGTACGCCGAGAGGCCCGGTTCCCAATGCCAAGTCGCTTCCGACAGTGGATCGCTTACCCGTGCGCGGGTTGATGAAAGTGCCCGGTTGCGCCAGTTCCTCGGGAGTGTAGCCGCGCAACTCGTGCGGAGCCTGCATCAGCGCCCGCTCGGTCATTTGCGGACCGACTGCAGGGCCGCCGAGAGCTTCGGCGATATCTGGGGTCCGCATCTCTGGAGATCCGACCGGGTAGATACCATAGCCCTGCTGGATACGATTCATTTCCAGCTCTGACTTCGTATGGGCGATTAAGCTCGGGTCGTGCTGCTTGAGCTCCTCGGGGTGATAGCCGACCGGCGTTGTGTCTTGCACAAAGGCGCCTGGACGGTAGCGTGCCGGGTTCACCGCAAAAGGAGTCGCGGGTGCTGGAGGATTCGCCGCCAGATCGGCATAGCGTGTTTGCGCGGGTGATTCCGTTATCGATGGAAGACCGGGCCGCGTGAACTGGTCCATCTCGCGTGCGCCTTGCGCTCGAGCTTCGGGCGAGTGCTGCAGGTAATCGAGGATCTCCCCCGAGCCATAGCCGTTCGTCCGCGCTTCCTTGAACCGGGGTGCTAAGTCGCTGCGGGAGGAAGTGAGATAGTCAACAATCTCGTCATCGGAGTAGCCGTTATCGCGCGCTTCTCCGATCTGGCCTGCGAGTTGAAGAGCGTCAGCCGCCATGTTGTCTAAAGATGTCGCCTAGACCCTTTCGGGGCTTCCCGGTTTTCCCGCCGCCAGTAGCGCCGCCGCCCGTCGGCTTCGGTGGTGCCGAACCGTATTGGTAGTGCGACGGATCGCCGCCCAGAATGGAAACGTCCGATTCGAAGTTGTTCTGAATGGTCTGCTTCTGAGTCGCTAAGTCGTCCCAGACTGCCTGTTTGTCCGCTTCCGTTGCCTCGGGGCCTAGTTGGGCGAGGCGTTTTCGCGCTTGCCCTTCGATCTCAAGTAAAGCAGCGTTCTTCTTGTCGTTCGCGGCCTTAAACTGCGCCGGAGTACTGCGTGGTGCGTTCGGGTCACGCGGCTCGCGGTGTTCGCGGTCGAACATCTCGCGTGCGGTGTTGACGGTTGCCGGGTCGAAGTCCTGCGGGTGAAGCATGACATCGGCGGGGTTGAGATTACGCGATGCTGCCGGCTTCATTGCCTGCTGGTAAATGGAGATCGGAACATCGGTTCCCGGAGCTACCCCGATATGCTTCGCCAGTACCGGATCAGTCACTGTTAGAGTTCGTTCCGGCTTCTCGTACTTCCCGGCTGCAATACGTGCCAGTTCGGTTGCAGTGCTCTGCGGAATCTTGGTCCCTGCCTTGAAGATGCCGCCAGTCTCTTGTTCGAGTTCCGGCGTAACGAGAACATCGCCGCCGCGGCCGAGCCCTTCCATATAGTCGGCGTGCGCCTTCATATACTGCGCTTGTGCCTGCAGTTGCTGGCTCTTCCACCATGCGCCCTGCTTGCCGGCTTCGATCTCGGCTTGCGCTTGCGCGGGCTCGAGCTCATTGGTCTGCCAACGTTGCATTGCCGCCTGATAGCCGGGATGCTGAATAGCCCCTTGCATCGAAGCGATGTCGATGGGTGGATGCCTGCGACCAGACGCGTTACTCCATCCCGCAAGGCCGCCCGCCGCTGCCGCCGCCAAATTCTGCCACCATTTCGGCTTGTTGAGTTGCGGCCGGTCGCCATAGACGGTCTGTAGCCGGGCCATCGCGCTCTGATATCCGGCATCCGGACTTTGGGCCGTCGGGTCTTCATCCGGCGCATTGATGCCCGGTATGTAAGCTGGCGGAATCGACGACGGTCCCGTGGCGCCGGGTACAGGTTGCGCGTCCGGACTCGGACCCGTCGGTGTGCCGAGATTCGGCGCGGCTAACCGGCGATACGGAACCGGGACGTTGAACGGATCATCATCGTCCGGGAGATAGCCGAAGTTCGGAGGCAAAGTGTTGAAAGCGGCCACTTGAGAAGCTCCTTTAAACCCGTGCGCGGAAGGGATGGTTCATTGGTCGCGCAGCCGGAAGCGCGGCAAAACTGGGCCGCACTTTTGCGCCGGCGCGATAGTTGAGCGGAACGGCGGCCTCACCAGGACTGAGATTGACTCGCGTCGGCTTGGTGAAAATACCGTTCGTCCCCTGTGGTGCGGTGGGCATCTGTCCGAAGCCCGGCGTCGGGTTGCGCAGCATCTTCGGAATGTCGCCCGTTGCGATACCTCCATCGGCCAGAAAACCGGCGCCCGCCAGTTTCGAGAGACCACCTCCGATCGCCTTGCCCATATTGGTGTAGGTATCGACAGGGTTCCATGGTCGGCTCTGTTGTGGCTGACCCGTTGGCTGTGCTGGCACGTTCTTCAGCGCCATTCCGACCTTCGACCACCAAGGCACGTTTGGCGCATTGACGCCCGGCTGGTAAGCAGGAGGTGCGCTCGGGGTCCCCGAGAGTGATGGTGTGACGCCCGCTAGTGGGTCCATAACGACGTCGCCGTCCTGCATGTAGTCAGCAGTGGGCAGGCGAACAACCTTCTCCGGCCCGTTCTCGCCGACGACTGCTGGAGAGGTTCCCGGCGAAACTCCGCCCTCCTCAAGAAACGCGCTCGCGACGCCGCTCGCCGCGCCCATGAACTTATCGAAGCCGGTCGGGTTCTGGCTGGCTTGTTCTGCGGTTTGAGCACCCTGGTTCAGTCCGCCTGTCTCGGTCCCATAACTCTGCTCCTGGCGTCCGCGTGCTGCTTCGGCCTCCTGCGCCTGTTGCGCCTGCAGGCCGCCGTAATAGCCGAGCCCCTGGGCCTGCTGGCCCATGCGGGCCTGACCGATACTTTGCGCACGCTGCGCCGCGGCGTTCGAAGCCGCGACTCTCGCCTGAGTCATCGCGTCGCCTGCTTGTGCGCCTTCCTGTTGCGCCGCTCGAGCACGATAGGCCGCCATGGCTGCAGGGTTCCCTCCGGCCGCCGCGGCTGCGCGTTGCGCTGCTCCCACGCTGGCAGCAGTGCCGGTTCCTGCCGAGATGCCCGCGCCCGTGACGATCTGTTGTTGCTGCTCGGGCGTCATCTGGATCTGCGACAACTCGCTTGCGTTGTAGCCGCCTTTGCCTTGTGCGAGCGGAGATTCGATGTTGCCGAGATAGTCCTGCGTCTGTTGCGCTTGGCCCGAGTACTGATTCGCGAGTGCTTGGTCCTGGGCGCTGAGTTGCTGACCCTGTTGGTAAATGGTCTGCCGGTCGCCCTGGGTGATCTTTCTCGGGTCCGTCTCCGTGAGATCGACGTTGGGCTTTACCTTAGTGCCGCCGCCGTAGGCGTTCGGAGTGTAATAATTCGAGGATCTCGGAAAGTAAGTCGAAGCCATAAATTCCTCCTAAACCAAGGCAAGCGTGCCCGTCTTATAGGTGCCTGAGCTATAACGGACACGCACCTTCAGGTTGTTTCCTGTCTCGTCCAAGTAAAAGCTGATCTGACTCGCAGCGATATCAGCGTCCGCCGGCGCCGCGTTCGGAGCCATCTGCATAATTGCGCCGGTGGGTTGCGCGTTCAGCGCGAGGTGGATGCCTGTTCCGCCTGACATATCACGCGTGAGTAAGGCAATGCCACTGTCGACCGTTGTCGCGCCGCGGGCCTTGAAAATGCCCATGATGGCCGCACCATCGCGCAGTGTGCCGCCCGTGTCTTTTGAGACGAACTCGATCGTGGCGTAATTGCCGGCCGTCGCGTTGTAGTTATTGATGCGAACGTTGATATTCGCAAGGTTCGTGGGAGTAGCATCCGCCGAGTCGCTTCCGACTTGTAGCGGTGCGGTCGCGCCGGTGAGGTTGATGCCCACACGCGCGGTAAAAAAGTTATTCGCGCTCCAGGTGTTCACGCTGCTGAGAAGAGATGTTCCCGCGCTGTTGAATGTGTTCCAGTCGCTCGAGGAGAGATACCCGCTATGCGTCGCGTCGGCTTTCGTAACCTGGATGGTTGTCCCAGATCCAAGCAGTGCGCCTGCCCCCCCTGTGATGGTTAGGACGGAGGAACCGGTTTCAGTCAAACTGCCGGACCCTGCCGTTGTGCCGCTGATCGTCCCTCCGCTGATAGCAGAGGAGGTGATGGTCGAGTTCGAGATATTCGCGCCATTGACGATAAGTTGGCCGTCCGGGAAAGCGCGGATTTTGTAATTCGTGAAGCTTCTGCCGACGGCGATGGTCTGAGCGAGAAGTCCGGCATAGTAGCGCGAGACTGTTCCGCCGCCCGAGTAAGTCCCGTTTCCATTGATCGCGGTCCCCGAGAGGTCCGTCATGGTGAAGTTACTGCCCGAGACGTTCTCAACAATGCGATAGCCGTTGATGGCGGTGTCGCCCACTGCCCCGGCGATAAAGACGGTATCGCCATTCACATAGGTATGCCCTGGCGCCGTGATGGTGTCCGGACTGCCGTGACTGGTTGCGGTGATGCTGATCGCGGTTTCTGTAATGACCTCGATCGTGGTCACGACGTTCCCGGACTGATCGTAGAGCGACAAAGAGGGCGGATTCGCGTCGAGATGGATCATTGCGGGGTTCGACGACGTCGTCAGCGAGATCTCGGGAATGTTCGGATTCAATAGAATCGTCCCGCTCGCCGACGTGAGAGTGATGGTCGCGTTCTTGATCTGCAGGGAGCCGTCGGCGAAAGCGCGCAGCTTGTAATTGGAGAACGAGGGACCGACGGCGATAGTCTGGGCGAGCATGCCGCCGAAGTAGCGCAAGCACGTCCCACCCGAGCTATATACACCCGCGAAAGTCGAGGACAGCAGGTCGATATGTGTTGCATCCACAACCGAAATAATCCATTGCCCGGTCGCGTTCGGCACTCCACCCACATTCGCGACGTTGACCTGGTCGCCGCTCGAGTAAGTGTGGGCTACTGCGGTTGTGAGCCGGATCAGTCCGCTTCCGTTGTTGACGGCGCCCGAGATCTGTAAAACGCGGTCGACCTGGCCGCCCGAGGTGTAAGTTCCCGCAAAGACGGATTTCTGCAGGTCGATATGGCTCGAGTCGATGACCGTTACAGTCCAGATTCCGGTTGCGTTTGGAATGCCGCCCACTTTTTGCACACGCGCCTGATTGCCCGTGACAAGGGTGTGGCCTGCGACGGTGAGACGAACAAGGCCGCTTCCGTTGTCGGCCGCGCCGGAGACGGTAAGCACGTCGTTCTGTGCTCCCAGCCAAGCAGCATGACCGCCGTACGGGTCGAGTATGTCGAGCCAACCGCTCTGACCGACTGTGACGGAGCCGTCTGTGTTTGCGTTGAAAAGAGCATTTTGCGGATTATTCGTTCCAAGCGGATCGCCGACATGGATCTCGTTCAGGAAATTCGTATAGCGCACGCCGCCATAGGTGAAATCGCCAAAAGCCGCTACCACCTTGCCGGTTGTCGCGTCCTTGAGCAGCAGTTGACTGACCGAGGGTGCATTCGTGGCGAGGACGGTATGTAGTTGGTCGACGTGAGACGAGAGTGACTCGATATCCCGCGCGAGCTCCTGGCTGAACGGCAGCTTTGCGTTGCGCACCTTTGCCGGAGAGACCGGCTTCGAGGGCGTCGGAGTCCCTTTGGTGATGAGCGTCGAAGTTGTCGCGTCAATTGTCGCTGCCATTACTTGTTGTAGAGATCGTTCTTCGCATAACCCACGATCTCGCTCAGTTCCCACCACGCGTCGACCGCGTTCGTTCCTATCTGCACGGTGTAGTTTTCAATCCGGGCGAGGTCGAGTTTTTCCTGATACATCGTTCCCGGCTCGGGCGAGAGCGTGGCCGGAACTCCGCTTGCCGTCAATAGCGTTGGCATGACGCTGGTCGTTTTGTCTGGGCCATAGACAGTTGTGAGCAGAGTTCCATTGCCGCGGACCCAGATGTCGAGCGCCCCGACGCGGATCATGCGGGAGTTGAAGTCACTAACGCCACGGATCAAGCCGGATTCCCAAAAACTGTTGATGGCGTGCCCCTGGTCGTTCCTAGTTGTCGAGTCGAAGTGCGCGAT